GAACTTAAATATGGAGATGTAGTTCATAGACATCTTAGAGATGGTGATTATGTTCTATTTAATCGTCAGCCATCGCTTCATAAAATGAGTATGATGTGTCATAAAGTTATTATTATGCCTTATCAAACTTTTAGATTGAATGTATTAGATACTCCACCTTATAATGCAGATTTTGATGGTGATGAAATGAATTTACATTGTCCTCAAAATATTCAAACAATGAGTGAATTAAAAGATTTAGCAGCTGTTCCTTATTTGATATTAACACCAAAAAATGGAAAACCAAGTATTGAGGTAGTTCAAGATACTCTAGTTGGTTCATTCAGAGCAACTAAAGATTATATAGTTGTTGGAGACAAACAAATGGCTAATTTACAAATGATAAACAGTTATTTTAAAGGTAAATTACAAAAACCAACTAATGATACTCATACTTTCACTGGACGTGATTTATTTTCAGAGATTATGCCTCCTTCTTTATTTATTGAAATGAAAAATAAAGCAGGTGAAAAAGTTGTTATTAATAACAGTAAATTAATTAGTGGAACACTTGACAAATCTGTTTTTCATAATATTACAAATGGATTAATTCCTGTTATTTATCATGATTATGGTCCTGTTGAAATTAAAAAATTCTTAGATAATACTCAAAGATTAATTTGTAGATGGTTATTAACATCTGGTTTTAGTATTGGAATTAGTGATTTAGTTACTGATACATCTACTGATTTAGAACTGAATGATAAGATCAAAGAAATGAAAGCAAGTGCTTATAAAATACTTGAGGATATGCGTAAAGGAGATTTAGAAAATAATTCAATCTTTTCAAATGAAGAATTTCTTGAAAGAGAAATTATTGGAATTTTAAATCAAACTACAAATGAAGTTGCAAAAATTAGTTTAGCTAAAATTGATGAAAGAACTAATAGAATGTTTAATATGGTAAAATCTGGTTCAAAAGGCAAAGAAACTAATATCGCACAAATTATGGCTTGTGTAGGTCAACAAAATGTAGATGGTAAACGAATTGCATATGGATTTACTGATAGAACTTTACCACATTATACTAAATACGATGATGGACCTGAAGCAAGAGGCTTTGTTGAAAATAGTTTCATTGCTGGATTATCACCACAAGAAGTTTTCTTTCATGCAATGGGTGGTCGCGAAGGTTTAATTGATACTGCTGTTAAATCTGTAACAGGTGATACTGATATTGTTGTTGAAGTAAATGGAAATTTACAATTTGTAAAAATTGGTAGTTGGATTGATAATATGATTGATTCTCCTATTAATAAAGATCTAGTAGAACAATTTGGACCAGAAGATATGAATATGGAAATGTTAGGTATTAATCGTGATGTTATTTATATTCCAACTTGTGATGATACAGGAAATATAATTTGGGGAAAAATTACAAATGTTAGTAGACATGATCCAGGTGATATTTTATACAAAGTTGATACTAAAAGTGGTAGATCAATTACTGTTACAAAATCAAAATCATTAATGATTTGGAATGATGAAAATAATTGCTTAATTAAAAAAGAAACTCCTAATATTAATATTGGTGATAAATTACCTGTAACTTTAAAATTACCAAAACTAATAAATTATGCAAATTATGATTATAACTTTGATGATGATTTTAATAAAGGTTATATTGATGGTATTCACGCAGCAACATACTCAAACAAAGTATTAAAATATCATTATTTATGCACTGAAACATTTATCATTGGTTTTCTATCTGGTTATTATTATAAAAAAGGTAATTTTACAAATAATGAAATTTCTACATTATCAGTTGATATAGAACTAATTAATGAACTTATTCTATTATTAGGAAGAGTTGGAATATTTGCAAATATTATTTCTTCTGCATATCACGAATTAAAAATCGTTAATCAAGAAATTATTAAATTTAAAAATATTATTAAATTTAATAAATTATATAGTGAAAACGAAAATGAATATAATTTAAAAATTAAAGAATTAAATGATGTTATTCCTTCTGGTGAAAATGATTTCCAAACTTATAATGATATTGTATTAGATGAAATTATTAATATTATACAACTACCATATGAATCTTTTAACCGTAGATATAAAAAAGTTTATGATGTTTCTGTTCCTGAAACAGGACATTTCTCTACATTAAATGGTATTCATTGTGTTAATACAAGTGAAACTGGTTATATTCAAAGAAGATTAGTTAAAGCAATGGAAGATGCAAAAATTTATTATGATAATACAGTAAGAAATGCAAATGGTTCAATTATTCAATTTATTTATGGCGAAGATGGTATGGATGGTTGTAAAATTGAAACACAATATATTCCTACTATTGAAATGAAAATGATAGAAATGGAAAGTAAATATAATTTAACACCAATTGATAGATTAGATATTTATTTGACAGATGATGCTAATGAAAAAATTACAAAAGATACTTATGATAGATGTAGTCAACATTTTAAAGATTTAATTGATGATAAAAACTTTATAATTTCAAAAGTTAATAAAAATAAAAAGAATAGTGAAATTAATTATGCTATTCCATTTAATAGAATTATTAAAACATGTATTAAACGTCGCGAAACAGCTGATATAAATAGTACATTAACAGATTTAACTCCTGATTATATTCTTGATAAAATAGAACAAATGATTGATGATCTTTATATTAAAGATAAAGACCAAGGTATGATATATTTTCATATTTTACTAAGAGTATATTTATCTCCCAAAAAACTTATTATTGAATATAATTTTAGCAAAGATATGTTTGATTGGGTTGTATTACAAATTTATGAATATTTTAAAGAAGCTATAGCACAACCAAGTGAAATGGTTGGAATTATTGCAGCTCAAACTATTGGTGAGATGGGTACTCAAATGACACTTGATTCTTTTCACGTATCAGGAACAGCAGCTGCTGTTAAAGCAACTAGTGGTGTACCACGTTTGAAAGAAATTTTAAGTGCTACAAAAAAAACTAAAACACCAACATTAATTATATATATGAAACAAGATGTTGCATCTGTAAAAAATCCAAAAGTTGCTGAAAATGGAATTGATTATGATGACGCACGCATCGAACAAACTAAAAGTATTGCAATGAATATTAAAAATTCAATTGAAATCACAACATTAGCTAATATATTAGAATATAGTGAAATTTTCTGGGATAATGGAAATTCTGATACTACTATTGAAAATGATAAAGGAATTTTAGATATTTATAAGAAATTTTCATCATTAGATGCTAGTATTAATAAATGTCATAGTGATTCTCCATGGGTATTACGAATGAAATTTAATAAGGAAAAGATGAATGCTTGTGGATTACGAATGATAGATATCTATACTAAATTAAATAAAGCCTATAACAAATATATTGATTGTATTTATAGTGATGATAATGCTGAAGAATGTATTTTCAGAATAAAATTAACAGAATATGCATTAAAAGATATTGAAACTAAAGATGAAGTTGCTGCATTAAAAGCAATGGAGCATAATATTGTATATCAAGTATTATTGAAAGGAATTAAAGGAATTAATAAGGTTTCATTAAATAAAAAGAAATATGATTTATATAATCCAGATGAAGAAACATTTGACAAAGTAGTTGAATGGGTATTAGATACTGATGGAACTAATTTAATTGATATTCTATCAAATCCAAATATTGATTCTACTAGAACTATTTCAAATGATATTCGCGAAATTTATGATGTATTAGGAATTGAAGCTGCTAGAAATGCATTATATAATGAGTTAGTTAACGTTACTGGTGAAGGTTCAATGAATTATCGCCATTTATCATTACTAATAGATACCATGACATTTAGAGGTAATTTAATGTCAATTGATAGACATGGTATTAATAGAAATGCTAGTAGTGCTCTAAGTAAATCATCATTTGAAGAAAGTGTTGATATGTTAATTAATGCAAGTATCTTCTCTGAATATGACAATACTAGTGGTGTTTCTCCACAAGTTATGTTAGGTAAAGTACCAAATTGTGGTTCTGGAAACTTTGATATCGTATTAGATGAAGAACATTTAATGGAATTATTAAAAGATATTAAAGAAACAAAAGAAAATAAATATAATTTAGATGATATTGATGAAGATGATGAGAATGAAGATATTGAATATTCAGAACAAAATATGGGATTCAACGTAAAAATATCTGAAACCAAAGATGAATGTTATAAAATTAGTAAACCACAAATTAAAATTATCTAACAGTACTTCTTAAAAAATAGTTATTACTCATATCTTCTTTTTTTATTAAACAATTATCAATATCTAAATATTTTATATGTTGTGTATTTTTAGTTTGATAATCATAATATGACATTTCAAAAATAATATTATCTTTATTTAACTTAATTTTTTCTAATATTTCATTGTATTTATCTAATAAATGATTATAATAATCATATATTGTTGAAAAGTTAATAACAGATGGAAATGATTCATCTGGATATGTATATTGTTTTTTTATTTTGTAATCTGTCATTGTTGTTAAAAAATTTAATTCCATTTTTTCTTCATTAAAACTATCTGATATTCTATAACAAAACTTATAATATATAGAATCTTTAGTTCTATTTAAAGCACTACAATCATCTAATGATATTTTTTTTATAAATTTGGCATCATCTATATTATTTATAACAAAACAAATAAAAAATATCATTAATACTGTACCAACACCTTGTTTTTGAAATTCAGGATATACTAATAAAGAAGTTATATGAATCTTATTTGATGAGTAATCAAAAATTAAATAACCCATTATTTGTTGTAAATTTTTATTTATCATAAATAGTTTGAATGTACTTTTTGTCATTTACTATATTTAAATAACAAAAAACAATATTTTGTTATATATAAAATCAGCAATTTTAGAAAACTCTCATAAGATCTTCCCAATTAGTTGCTAATACTGAAATGTTTCTTCCATCAGTTGATTCGACGTGTATCATCAAGTCTTTTGAAGGCATTTCAATAACAACAAACTCAACCATTTCACAATCTTCGAATAACTCGACAACCTTTGATTTTGTAATTTTATACACCATTGATGTGTAATTATATATTTACATTGCGATATCATTTTTTTTAGGATATACTTAAAAACAAAAACAAAAATTTTTTTTCGGTGTAATATTAATATTAATATTATTTTTTGTAGAATACACAATTGTATCAATAATATAGTTTATTGTTCCATTATTAACAACAGAACGTAATTCATTTGCAAGTAAACTATCATTATCTTTAATAAAATCTTCAATTACAGATACTACAATTAATTGTTTTTCTGCACCTTTAATAGTTTCCATATTTTCTACATTTTCCATAGTTAGTTTTATAAATTCAATAAAACTAATATTACGTATATCTTTGTTATGAATGACCTTAGCTAAAATATCAATATTCATTTTTTATCTATATATTATTTTAAACCTTTATATGTTCGTTAATTAAATATTTAACAGCTAATGGTACATCACTCATTTTTATATAAATAATGTTTTGATTTAAAGGCAATGTTTCATCAACAACTAAATTATATATTATTTTTCTACCATCATCATATTTATTTAATATAATTAAAGGTCTATTTTCATAATTAGTAGGAGCTTTATAAAATGTAGATGATAATTTCAAGTCTTCTATATCACCTCTTACAATTTCCTCATCTTTCTTATTAGATCCATATTTACTACGATGTATAGTTATAATATTTACATTTAATAATTCAGAAATTGACAATATATAATAATCATTTGGATATAATTCATATGTTTTTAAAATATTATTTAATAATAATTTACGTTCATCAACAGAAATAACAGTATAATATTTTTCCCAGAAAATATTAAAATTGATGTATTTTTTATCTAGTATTCTATTTAAACATTCTAAAAACCAAGGATCTTCAAATAAATTTTTAATTTGAAATTTAGTTTTAGTAATTACTTTTTCATTTATAAATTTAACACTAAATATTGATTTCATTTTATCTTTCGCAGACGATATCACATCTTTATAATCTGTTTTGGTATTTAATAATTCTGCTAACCATAAATAAAAATTTTCAATATAACTTCTATCATATTTTTCAGTTTTAATATAAACCATGTTAATCCATTTTGATTTTTTATGTTTTATCCATTTACTATTTAATTTTTCATATGTTCCGTTGAATAATGCTGGCAATTCAATATCGTTTTTACTAGTATTTGAATTAAATATATAATCTCTTGTTTGAGATGTATTAAAAGTACTATTTGGCGTGGATTCGTGATATACTATCAATTGTGGTGGTATTGATTTATATAATGATGTTTGTGAAAATATGAATTGATATTTAGTTTCTTTAATTAATGGATTTAAGAAATCATATTTATAATACATAACATAATCATTGAAATACTTTTTAATATGATTTTTAGAAATAAATGGAATTTCTTCTAAAATAACACGTATTTTATTTTTTTCTGGTATTTTAATTAAATTTATATCTCCATTCTTTTTATCAATAAAAGATAATTCTTTAAATAATCTTAATATGCGTTGTTTTTTTGATAATTGTAATAATTCTTCGAATTTTTCATCTGACATATTTAATATTTTACCATAAATCGCTAGTTGTAATTGATACCATTTCTTATTGATTTTATTATTATGAATATTATATCTGTATAAATCGTCTATTATTTGCGAATGTATTATATCATTTGGTATATTCATCTTTTTTATGGTGAGTGTATAATAATATTCTTTTGCTGTTTCATCTGTTAATTCACCAAAATCATATTTAATATCTAAATAATTACATTTGCTTGTGAATAATTTATAATCTTTTATTTGCATATTGACTGCATAATCAGTATTTATTATATCATCATAAAATACTATATTTGATATTTCTAAATCAATTATAAGTCTAGGTAAAAAACTTATACTAATCTTATCAGTTATTATCATAATATTTCCATTTGTTAAATAATGTGAAATTGACAAATCACTATTTATAATAATAGTATTTATAATGAATTTAGTTTTTATTGTCAATAAACTTGATTTAACCCAATTATTTAATGAATAAATATTATTGTAAATTTTATTATTTATTTCATATTCATGTTTAATTATACTACATTCTTTGAATAAATTTTTAATATGATCGTAATCATTTAAACGCACTTTTTGTTCTCCATCTTTTCCTTTAATTTTTAATTCAATTGGTTCATAATATGTTTTTTCTTTAATTATCATAAGTAATTGAGGATTTAACTCCATTGATGATATTAAATCATCAAAACTAGTATAATAAGGACACAATATATTTGTTGAATTAGTTTGTTTTTCCCAAATAACAAGTAAAACGTTATGTAAAATACTTATTAATGAATATAAATAATAAGGTGATTTATTTGTTGGATAATCATTTGATGATAAATAATTTATAAATTTTTTATAACTTTTAAATACACCTAATAATCGTGATAATTTATAATTATCTTTTTTAAAGTCAACTGATTTTAATTTTGTGGTTAAATTAAAAAGTTTTAAATGATTTTCTAATTCAATTATTAATTTTTTATTATTTTCAGGTATTACTGGTATTCTATCAATAAATGATTTACATACATTTCCATTTTCTAAACTCATAAATTTAATTAAATCTAATTCTTTTACCAAATTCTTAATAAATTCACTTTTATTATTAAATCCTAAACCAATTGCAATAGCATTTATTAAGCTATCATTATATGTATTCTTTGATTTTTTTGATATTTTATGAGATATTCCTCTGCGTACAAAACATTTATTTGATTTATTTAACATTTTAGAACATACTGAATAATTAGTGCTTGGTAATAATAATTCATGTAATGTTTGAGGAATTACACCAAAACGTCCTACTTTTACAGGTGATATATTAACTAAATAATTATCACCTTTATCATCTATTATATCAGGTACTTCATCTTCATTAATTACTTTTTCTTTTTCTTTTATTGAAGGTTTTTTAGTTTCTTTTGGTTTATCTTCTTCTGTTTTGTAATATTTACATTTATTTAAATCAGCCTCTTTTGATTCTGTTTTAGCACAACATGGAGCACAAATATTATTTTCATCTGGCTTAATTAATTTTACGTATCTTTTTTTATTTTTATTATTATTATAAAATAATTCCATAGGTTCTTCATTTTCAATAGGACATGTTTGATCTGGTTTTGATGGATCTAATGATATTTTAGATTGAGGACACCATAATCGAGGACATGTATATACATTCTTTATATTAGGTTTGCTACCATATATTATTTCATTATCAAAATGATAATTTCCTTCTTTTTTTAATTTATCTCTGTATTCTTGTGTCATTACGACTGGTTGATTTACAGCTTGACATTTTTTACGCGCATAATTATTTGAAAACAAATCTTTATCAGCTTTTTTTAATAAATTTATAAAATAACTATGTTTATCAGCTCCTAATGCTCCACCACTCATTTCTTCATTATCAGATGAAGAATAGCTTAGTTTACCAATATCATCATCTTCGTCATTTTTGAATGAAGATGAATCTGCTTTTTTATAAATAGGTTGTTTATCTTCAACAATTTCTTTCTTTTTCTTTAATGTTTTTTGAATAGAAGAACACATTATTTTTGATAACCAATATTGAATATTATCTAATTCTTTTTTATTAGGAATATTTATTATATTAATATAATATCCATTTTTATATAATTCAATAATTACTATCGTATTTGTTTTATTAATATTTTCTTGTTTCTTTATATTTTGCTGTTCCATTTCATAAATTAATTCCTGTTCTTCTTTTAATAAATTTTTAGCTTCTTCATCAGTCATATTATTTAAAATAACTAATTGTTTAATAATGTCTTCATCTTCTATACCTAAATATAAGCAATTTTTAACATAAGCATGTGCGTCAAATCCTTGTTCGTTATAATTAGAAGAGCGTTTATAAATTAGATTAATAGTATCTTTATTTGATTTTAATATATCAAATATATCTGTATATTCACTTATTTTCTTTTTAAGACTTTGTATTGGTACATTATCTATTTCAAAAACTAAATTAGCTTTAATACTTAAATCTTCAAAATTTAATTTCTTTTTTAAAAACGTATTGCAATATATTTTTATTTCATTTATATTTGCATATATTTCATCCCAAATTATATTTTTTCGTAAATTAATTGTATAACTTAATGTTATTTCCATATTATCTTTAATTGTTAATTTTGCATAAGTTCCACTTGTCAATATAGAATAACAATTTATACAATTAATTGTGTTATTTTTTTTCATATCAGTCCAATTTGTTAGCATTTCTTTTGTAAGTTTGTTAATTTTTAGTAATTTATACATTGTTTTATAATTATCATTTATCCATTGAATAAATTGTATTGTAGATGTTGTATTTAATCTTTCAAATAATTCAACTAATAAATATTTACGTGTTAATTTTGATATTAATTCATATCTATGGATATTTAATGTTTTATCTATAATAGGTGAAATATCAGTTGTTTCTAATTTTTTTAATATTGATTCTTTTTTGTTTAATTGTGATAATGATAAAAATGTTTTATCTGTAAAATAGTAAGGGTTGTCTTTTAAATCATCAAAATCATCTTCATAAATTATATTTATTGTACTATATGTAAATAATTGATATTTATAGTCATAAATAATAGGTTCTTTTAATTGTTTACTTTTTCTTTTTTTTGATTCAAGTGGATTTGGTGAATAACCACTCCATTTTATAGATTTTATATCAAATAAAATAGATTTATTTCCTTTCCAAACATAAAAACGTCCTTTATCATTATTTATTGTATATCCAATTTTAGCAATTACATTTTCTAAATTATCATCTATATAAACTTCTATTTCATGTTGTTTAAATTTTTCATAATTAATCCAATTATTAACTATAATTTTTTTATATAAATTCATATCTAATTATAAGTTTTAATATTTTTTTCATTTAATTAAATAGATAAAAAAATGGATATTGAAAATAATAATAGAAAACATAAAATACTAAGCATACATCGTGAACCAAATTATTATAATTTAAATAATTATTATTATAGAAATTATTCAAATAATTATTCAAATAATTATGATTATTATAGAAACTATTACTATAGTAATACTGTAAGTTATGTATTATTTTATGGTTTTATAATTTTTATAATATTATCAATATTATTAATTTTTATAGTATTATTTTTTAATAAACCATCTGAATGTCCCGCACCAATTCAAAACCCATCTAAATCAAGTTATTCATTTTTACCTTCATATACATCAAAACCTAAATCAATTTATAATTCATCACTAGATGATACTACGTCGTCATATACTTCAAGTCCTAAATCGGTTTATAACACATCACTAGATGATACTACGTCGTCATATACTTCAAGTCCTAAATCGGTTTATAACACATCACTAGATGATACTACGTCTTCGTATACATCAAAATCAAAACCATTTTTAGATTCATCTTTATATAGTACCTTATCTTCTTTTAAACCATCTCTTAAATCAAATAAAAGATAACAAAAATTAATACATTGTTTTCATAATTGGAAATAAATATTTATATGCCAAAAAGAATGCTAAAACCATACCAACTAACACAAAAAATATATATTTAATTGAATAATAACCAATTATTAATATTAATAATAAAATTAATACATAATATAAATTCATCATTTATATATTATATAACAATTAATTTATTATGTCCTACTCGAATATCTGTATTTACTACAATAGGAACTCCAATTTTATGAATATTTTTACAGAATGCTACATCTTCAGAACACATATCACGTAGTATTTTACCATCTTCAGTAATTATTTCTTGGAGTTCACAATTGAAATATGGATAAGTCATTTTTCTAAGCACATCACGAGTTATAGCAAAGAATCCAAGACCAGTATAATGAACTGGTAGATATTTGAGAGAAGTTTCAGTTTTCCAATTAGTTATATATTCAGGAGTTAAAAATTCAAATGTACCATTTTTAGCAAAATAATCGGTATCCCATTCTTTAACAATAGCATATGTTGTGAGATTTGCCATACGATACATACCAGAAACAACTGGATGTTGTTCTGTTGATTCAATTAAATCTAATACTTGTTGTGGTGTAAAAATAATATCACTATCAATTGTAATCCAGATATCAAAATCTAAATTGTCAAATGGTTTTTGATTTATTCCTCGTAAAACGTCAAGTCCAAGAGTTTGCATTCTTGCAAATGTTACAAAAGAACTAATACCAGTGCTAATTACAATATCATATTTCTTTGTTTCCCATAGAGCATTGATAGTTGCAGTCCATGATAAAAGGAATTTTGAAGAAAAATTATCACCTGGTAAACCAAAAACAATTTTTTTTTTATTTTCACTAGGAACTACAGGTTCTACTGTCTCTGGATTAATAATTTCATAATTTTGTTTTTGTTCCTCGCCACTAGTATTCATTATATACTAAAATAGATTTTTATTCTTTATATAATTTTAATTTCATAATATATATAATGTCAACCATTAATTATTATGATATCGAATTAAACGAAAATAATAAATTAGCAGAACAACCAACAAAAATAAAAATAAATTTAAAACCACATCAACTAACAGCACTTAACAAAGCAATTGAAATGGAAAATAATGGAAAAATACAATATAAAATTTCAAATAAAAAAACATTAAATAATTTAATGAATATGTTATTTATAGATACATCACATATTGCAAGTGATGTTATAAATATTTCAACAAATGTTGGAATATTTGGAGACATGGTTGGATATGGTAAGACATTAATTGCATTATCATTAATTGCTAATAATGATACAAATAATATACATATAAATAATGAATATTTTAAATCATTTAATAGTTGTAAAAATTATAGTTATTTAAATATTTCGACTGCTAACAATTTAATATCAATTGATACTAATACAATAAAAGCTACTTTAATAGTTGTTCCAAGAGGTCCTGTTTACATACAATGGTTAAATATGATAAATACATATACTAATCTTAAAGTATTGACAATTGATAATTTAAACACAATTAAAAAACATTTACCCAAATTTACAGGTTCAAACAAAGCTGAAATTATTAATTATTTTAATAATTTTGATATTATTTTAATTAAGAATACAACATTAAAAATATTATTTTCACAATATTATGATAACAATGATTTTATAATAAATAATTGGAAACGAATTATTATAGACGAAGCACATGATATTATAAATACTATGCCATTTATAAGATATTACTATTTATGGATGATTTCTGGAACTTATCAAGAATTATTAAGAAAAATATATTATTGTTATACGCCTATTATATATAATAATACATTTAAAGAATTATTTAATACTGAATTTATAAATTTGATATTAGTTAAAAATAATGATAATTTCATTAAAAATAGTTTTAATGTCCCAGAACCAGTTGAAAAGTTTTATTTGTGTAAATTAGCCGCCAATATTAATATTATTCGTACATTTTTAAGTGAAAACTTATTAGATAAAATTAATGCAAATGATATTGCTGGTGCTATAAAAGAATTAGGTGGTAAAAATGAAACTGAAGATGATATTATTGAACTAGTATCAAAAGAATTAAAACGTGATTTATTTAATAAAGAGACTGAAAAAAATTATATTAATAGTCTTGATATACCAGCAGAACAAAAAAACTTAAGATTAAAAAATATTAATCACGAAATAGAGCTTCAAGAAGAAAAAATAAAAGATTTAACTGAAAGAATAAGTTCAATAAATTCTAAAAATTGTTCCATATGTATGGATTTAATGACAAATCCAATATTTATAGAATGTACTCATGTGTTTTGCGGTAAATGTTTAATAAAATGGCTACATAATAATAGAAATTGTCCTATTTGTAGATTAAATATTCCAACTGCTGATAAATTGATTGCTATTGTAAATGACAATAAAAAAGATATTATAGAGGATTTATTAAATAAAGAAGATACATTATTAAAAATAATAAACTCAAAACCAAATGGTAAATTTTTAATTTTTAGTAAAAATGAAAATAGTTTTGAAAAAATTAAACAAAAATTATCTGAATCAACACTTAATTATGAACTTTTAAAAGGAAATACAACACATATGATGAATATATTAGATAAATTTAGATCGGGTAATTTAAATATAATATTATTAAATACTCAATATGCTGGTAGTGGCATAGATATAAGTTGTGCTACTGATATAATAATTTTTCATAAAATGGGCGCTGATAAACAACAAGCTATTGGACGAGCTCAAAGAGTTGGAAGACAGTCGCAATTATTCATACATAATTTATATTATGAACACGAATTTTAATTATTTTTATATTTATTATCAATAGAAAGATATAATGAGTTGTCCGATAAGAATGTCCGATGGTCGTCAATTTACAAATTACAATCCAAGATGTGCTTTTAATTCATTTATAAATGAAAAATTAACTGAAAATAAAATGATTAATTCCAGCTATGAAATGCGATTATATTTACAACAAAATCACGATGACATTGTAAAACAAGATAGGGAAAACGCGATTAGAAATATAATTCCATGCAAACCATGCAGTGCTGGTGAATTTATTAATGATAAAAATCCTGAATTAGCAAATAAGTATCATATAGTTACAGATGGTGTAAGTTGCCATAAATATCTTGCTAATACACAAGGATTAGGAACTAGCAAATTTTTTTAGAATATTATTAATAGTATAATATGAAATCATTTGAAAATGATTATGTAAAAATAAATGTTGATATAATTGAAAATAAAGTTTCTATTAAAGGATTTGTTAAAAATCCATCTAATTTTAAAAAAATGTTAATATTAGCACCAAATCCCCCGGATAATATTACATCATTTTCTGGAAAAAATTTACCATTTCCATCTGAAATTGTAGCCTATGAAAATACAAAAAATTTTAAAATTTTAGATAAATCAGGTAATATTGATGTTGTTTTTGAATATCCTAATAGTTATTATACCCCAAGTGCTACAACTAAAATTATATCTCCTATAATTGTTAGTTTAGATGGTAATGAAAGTATGTTTAATTTAGAAGACAGATATTTATTAAAAACTTTAACTGATAGAAAAAGAAGCGATCCGTTTTTTTATAGTACTCGTGAATTAATTTTACCAGTTGGAACAGCCCAACAAGTAATGAATAATTATGCTTATGCTAAATTAAATTATAATATTGCATAAATTTATTTTTTTTCAAGTAATTTAACTGCTATTTTATTTAGCTTTCGTAGTTCATGAGAAATTGAACCGAGATGAGTAGCAACATTATTACCCTCCTTATCAGTTAGAAAATTCTTAAATAGTTCAAATTGGATAATAGCCGGATCATATTCGTCTTCATCGTTATCATCATCTTCTTCTTCTTCTTCTTCGTCATCTTCTTCTTCCTCATCTTCTTCCTCTTCCTCGTTTTCTTCTTCTTCGTCGTCATCATCTTCGTCAGCTTCTTTAATTAGAATAGTTTCTTTGCATTCAGTGTTATCTTTATCAGAGCAAATACTATTTTCATCTTCTTCTTTTGGCATAATTAATAATTTAATTAATAAAATAATTCTTATATAAATTTAAGGTATGAATATAAAATTAATTAAAATTTTTAGTTTTTTTATAGGTTTATTTATCACACTAGCAATTTTATCATATTATAATGTTAATGAAAAATTTACAGTTGAACCAGAGATTGAAAAAGATGAAAAAAAAGAAAATTTTGAACCTTTAATTATTGAAAATCAAGCAATTATACCACTTCATGGATATAAATTTATGTGTATTAACACATATGATAATAAAATTTCATTAAATGAAGGAAAATGGTATGATAGTGATAGTGAAAAAAAAAATTATAATTACAATGTTAATAATTATTTTAAATTTAACAAAGCTATTGATTTAATTGATAATAATTTAAATAATAATGGTGCAAAATTAGCAAATATAAATGGTATTCAATTAAATGGACCATCGTGTTTTAATTTCGCAAATAATAGCGAAACATTTGAATTAACTGAATGTAGTATATTTTTAGTTTGCAAAATAGATAATTTTACTACTAATAATAATATATTATTTGAATTAACTGGAAATACTAATACTGATATAAATGCAAAACCATCATATTCTCCTAGTGTCGTACATGTAAATTTTATCATAAGAGAAAATCTAAATTATGACATACATATTTGTATTGGTAATCAAATATATTCTGGTTTAATAAATGATATAAATAAAGATGTAATTCATACGCCATATTATTTAATTTTAGGATTATCTTATACATCTGAAAAAGTATCTTTCTTTATAAATAAAAAAGTATATGAATACGTAAATATTAATAATACTAATAAAGTTTATTTAGGTTCAACACCTTTAATAATTAATAAATACGGATCAATTAATATGAAATTATTTAATTTTGTATATTATAAATCATTATATCATATTGATTATTTTGATTATTTTATTAGATATAATAATTATTATATATCTGGTTTATATTTTGAAACATTAAATAAAAAATGCATAACAAAAAATATACATATATTAAATGTTGATGATAATTTAATTGACGAAACACCGGTTAATTTAAATGAACTTGAAAATATTAACAAAATTGGAGATGAAAAAGATAAATTAGAAAAGGATAATGATAAATTAAGATTATTGCCTCGTTTCAAATATGATTTAATGTTAAGCGATGCACCTTCGATATTACATAGAATTTTTAATTTTTAGATTATTCGTTTATTTAAGACATATAAACATATATATTTTTTAGTAAGTATAAATGAATGAATATATTGATTTTCCAACAAATGATACAAATTTATTATTTAATAAAAATAAAATAAGTGCTGATATTGCATCATTATCTTCAATGTCATCTATATCAAGTTCATCAAGTACACGTTCGAGCGAACCAAAAAAACCATTAAAAAAACCACACAAAACAATGAAAAAACCTCCTAAGAAATATGAAAGTAGCGAGGAAGAAGAAGATGATTATGATGATAAATCTGAAAGTGATGCGCAAAGTCAAAATGATGATGAAAGAAGTAGTAATAGTGGAGAAGATGAAACAGATGAAGACGAAGAAGCTAGTGATGATGGTTCTGAAGAAGATGATGATGATGATAGCCCAAAAAAACCTTCATCAAAACTTAATCCATATAAAGATGAATTAAATGAAAAAAAAGAAATATTATATCAACTAAATCGTTTAGAATTAAAAGGACATACTATACCAAAAACATTTACTATGCAATCTAACATAGAAGATATTAGACAGGAATATAATAAAATTATTAGAGACAAGGAAATTGATGCAAGTGTTAGATTTCAACGCAAAATGCTTATGGCTTTTGTTACCGGTGCTGAATATCTAAATACACGATATGATCCTTTTGCAATTAAATTAGATGGCTGGTCCGAACAAGTTCATGAAAATATCAATGATTTTGATGATATTTTTGAGGAATTACACAATAAATATAAATCAAAAGGCAAATCTATGCCACCTGAATTAAGATTATTTATTAGTTTATCAGGTAGCGCATTTATGTTTCATTTAACATCTAAAATGTTTAAAGAAAGTTCTATACCGGGTGTTGAAGAAGTTCTCAAAGCAAATCCTGAATTAATGAAACAATTCCAGAATGCTGCAGCAAAACAATTTATATATAATAATATTGGAAACTCATCTGCTAATAGCGCACCTAAACAACAAATAAAACAGCCTCAACAAAATGATGGTGGTGTAAATAGTTTATTTGGCAATTCATCCGGTCTTTTTGGAATGGTTAATAATTTATTTAGCGGGTTAAATAAAAATATGTCTCCTCCGCCACAACAATCTTTAAATTCAAAACCAGAACATGATATTAATAAAATAATTAATAACGTTCATAATAAGATCTCAATCTATCCTGATGAAGATTCAAAAATAGAAACTTTATCAATAAGCGATGAAGAAATAACATCAATTATTGAAGACGCGACAGATGTTAAAATATTAAAATCAAACACGCGAGGTAGAAAACCTGGTAATAATCGTACTTTAAATATTTAACGAGTACGCACTGAACCAACGCGTCCAATTTCTCTTACAGTTTTTTCTAAATCATCACTTATTTCTCTGACACTTGATGATAATTTGGATGGTACTCTAGCTATAGATGATATAGGGTCTCGTATTATACTATGAACTTCGTCTACGCTATTATTAACACTGCTAACGACATTGAAGAAGGTTGAAAATATTACAAATATAATGATATGAAGTAAGAATAATACAAATACTAAGAAAAATTCTATCATAGTTCCAATCATTATTATTTCGCGACGAGAATCAACAGAGCACTTGCATTTTTCATTTACTAAATATCTGGTATATTTGAATACTTCATATAAATAATAAATAAATACTAATACGAATATTAAATCGACATATTTATTTACAAGTACAATGGTGCTTCCAAATGTATTGTATAGAGCTTCGTCGGGTATCATTGCGGTAAATAGTAAATAAATTATAGCAAATATGGTAAAACCTTTAATGAAGCTAAAATTTTTAGTTAAAGCGCAAGCACATCCTTTATTTTCTAAGTTATGTAAATAGCTGTATATAATTACTAGAAGGATTAAAGTAATAACAGAAGAAAGGGCTTTAATAAAGTAAGAGACGCCAAAATCCGCCATAAATAAGTTTTTATTCTAATAAACAAAAATATTATTTTTATGAGATAAAATTATTTCTTTTTTTAGGTTCAACATATTTTAAATTTAAAAATTTAAAAATATCTGCCTCGCTTTTAATTTCAGGATGTTTTTTATCAAATCCATGTTCGCTTAATGAAAGTCCAAATTTATTTTTAACATAACTACGCATACCTATATTAAAAATATTAGAACCTGTAAAATATAATAATGAATAGTAATATTCATTTTCCGGTGCAATTAATATATCTAAGCGTCTTGCTGGTTTATTATCTATTTTTACAATTCCCATAAATTTATTTGCTCCGGATGCTAATGTTTCTATTATATAACCTTTTGTATTTAAGGAATTTACAAATTTCTTTAAATCAAATTTTGTATTTTTCATAATAATAATATCTATGTCTCCCATTGATTTTTTACCACGTCTATAAGAACCAACAAAATCATATGTTATATTAGATGGTATATCTGATTCTAATATTTTTATGTGATCTTTAAACTCTTTTAATGGTATACGTTTCTTTAAATCTTTATGATATTTTAAGCCAATTTTTTGTTTATCATTAAGACAAAAAACATTTTTTTTTAATTGTGTTATAGATTTTATACCACTTTCTATTATCTTTTCTATATTTGACGGACCTATGCCATAAATTTCAATTAATTCTTTTTTAAATTTGTAAAATTTATCCTTGTTAATATTGGTTGTTATATATGAAATTTTACCAGTTTCATATAATTCTTTTATTTTTTCATAAATGCCTTTTCCTATGCCTTGTATTTCCTTTATATCATTCAAATCTTTTATATCTTTTGGATAAATAAGAATATTATTAATAACATTATCATAAGCTTTAACTTTATAAATATCTTTATTAAATTTTTCGTAATCTCTGATTATTTCTAAATTTTTTATAATAGTTTCTTTATTAAATTTAACAACCATTTTTTTAAATTATTCTATTATATAATGATATGTTTATCTTTATTCAAGACAACATCTTTATTAATTAAAACAAAAATAAATGATTTAATTTATCAAAATTTTGATAAATCTAGATTAAATACATATGAATATTTAATATATAAATTACATAATGATGAAATTATTGGATTTTTAGGTTTAGATAAATATGAAGAATATTTATCTATTAACCAATTATGTGTAAATAATAATTATAGAAATATTGGGATTGCAACAGATTTATTATCATATGTATATAATAAATTTAAAAATAATAATTTTATATTATTCGTTGATACTGACAATATTAATTATAATAATCTTGTCAAATTTTATAAAAAACGAGGATTTAAAGAAGATATCCAAACTAATCCAAATGAATGTAGACTTATTATGATAAATATTTATCAACAATATTAGAAATTTTAAATTTTGTTGAATTATCTAATTTAGTTGTATCATAATTTTTTATATAATCTATATATTCTTGATTTGGCATAAAATCTAATACAATTGTATATTCGTCTAATAATAATTCAATAATGTGTTTATAGTTTGTAGCATTATAATAATCGGTTGTCAATTCATTTATAATTGATTTTATTATTTCATTTATTATATGATTCTTATTTATTTTTTTTAATATAATACATAAAGCTCTTAACATTGATAATGTATTTTTTTTAATTTTAATATACTCACAATAAGTATCATAATATTGTTCTTCAAATACTAATTTATATTCTATTAATATTTTTTCAGGCAACCATTCTTTTGTTTTTAAATAATTTTCATAATATTTAGTTATATTATTTTCAATATAGGTATCATCAAATAAATATAATATTTCAATATAAATTTTATTATTTGATGTTTTTATAAAATTTATTAATATATCAAATAAAGTATTTTTAATTTCATCACTTATTTGAGTTATGAAATGAGATATCTTTCCATAAATTATTTCTTTATTTACATCAGTCAATTTATTTAAATAAGATATAAATTCTTTCTTACATTTAGCATCATCACTAAAATCAATATAAATTATGTGAGGACGCGTTTTAGTTTTTGTTTTATTTTGAGCTATTATTTTCTTCTTTTCCCATAAACTTCTGGCATCATAATTACTAATAAAACAAGTATAGTTAGCAATCAATTCGTTCGCTTTATTTACAATATTTTCAGATATTTGTATATTTGAATTATTATAAGTATTTAAACAATTTCTAAAAACATCATAATTAATTTTAACAAGCCCAATATCTTCGTTTTCGTCGTTCATATATTATAAGTTTAATAAATATCTTTATATTTATTCATCAGATATTATAACTTCATCTTCGACAACTTTTAAATTTTCATAGTTTATTATTCTATCAATAAGTTGATTTTTAGTTCCTTCATTACTTATTTTTAATTCATCGCATTTAGCTTTTAATTTATCACTACTTAATTTAGATAAGCTTTTCTTTGTTAAAGCACTTGGTGCTACATTTGAACTTATAACAGATACATTATCATCTAATACTTCCTTCTTTAAATCAAATATTTCTTTAGTTTTTACTGGTTTATCATGGCTAATAACTGTTATTTCAATGTCATTTGTATCATCAGATACATCATTATGATCTGACATAGAACATGTACCGTTTATATCACATTTATCATTATAATCTCCATAAATTTGATTCATCATTTCATTTGCTGATTCATATTTATCCTTATAATATTCATCTGTTGAAATATTAGTTATTGGTTTAGATGATATACCACCATTTAGTTCAATCTCTAATTTATTTAATCTTGATGTGATTACAAAATTTGATTGTTCTAGATATAGATATTTATATGATAAAAATAATAATAATATGACAAGAATAATATAGCTAACATAAAATAAAATATTGTTTATGGTAAATAATTTAAATACGAACATTTCTTAAATTTTGGCTATATATTTTGTTTTTCATTTCTATCGCACTTTTAATAATGTCTTTATTAAATTTATGTTTTTCTAATAATTCTATTGCAATAATTTGTTTAGATCCACCTCTATTAATCTTATAATTAAACTCATAATTACTAGTTTTTTCATTATATTTAGCATTTACACTTAAATTAATGAATTTTGATTTATACTCATGTTCTAATTCAATTAAATTATGAAAATGAGTTGTTATTATTAATATAATACCTTTCATATTTCCTAAGAATTTTGCAACCGAATATGCAACAGATACTCCCTCTATTGGAGGAGTAGAATGCATTGGTTCATCCATTAAAAATAATCCTCGTTTGTTTTCTTTTTCCAATTGCTGTGCTATATTTATCATATTATTACAATAATTAGTTTCAGTCTCAAAATAAGACATTTCGCCTGTAATATCAACTACTCTCATAAATGTTGTTATAGCGTCATATAGATGTATATTACCTTTTAATGCGTTTATTATGCCAAATGTTTGACCTAAAATAATATTTAAGGTGATAGATTTTACAAATGTTGTTTTTCCACCTGCATTAACGCCTGTAATAATTATATTTTTACTTAAGTTTACTGGATTTCCTACTTGATTTGATTTTATTAATGGATTATTTATATCCCATATTTTCGTTTCAGTATTATCATATGTTGGTAAACACCAAGTCTTTTCACTTTTTAATCTTGATATAACATCTATTACATCAACAGTATAAATAACTTTTAATACATTAATAATATCATTTTTATAACTATCTTGTTTCCATAATTTATATATAGTAGATATATCATAATCTAATTTTTCTAAATTATATAGACTATTTATAATTGCATTTTCATCTAATTCATTATTGTATAAGAAAAATGTCTTCCAAATATTATTAGTTTGCTTTATTATTGTAATTGTTGATTTAATAAATGTTATTAGTCCATGTATTTTATTAAATAATTTTTCTCTTATTTTATAAATCGTATATGAAATATAAAAAGTTTGATATATCCCATATAAATATAATCCAATATATGAAATGGCTGTTATGATTTTGATAATATCATTTCTAATATTTCCTGAATATTTAAAAATCATTTTAATAAATTGAAAAATGATTTCTAAATAATTTTTTACACTCATATTTAATTTCAAATATTTATTCAAATAATAATAAGGCATATAAATAGCTGATAATGGATACATAACACAGGTCATAGGCATTATAATAATTTTATAAAAATGATAAAAATCAACTAAATATTTATTGTAATTCATATTATTTATTATATATGTCGATGGAAATAATAAGTTTATTGAAAAATCCTCATCTATTTCTTCTTTTAATGTCATTATCCATAATAAATCTTTCTCGTTATTTTTCAATATTTCTTTTTGATAATTTAATAATTTAAATGTTGTTTGTTGTCTACTTTTTAATAATTCTTTGTCATTTATTGGCGTTTTAATCAATTTATCTATTAAAATTGAACCTCCTATCGTTGATGGTAGTTCTCTAGCCCATTCGTCTATTTTTGTATCAGTATATACATTATCACTAACTATTATTTTACTTTTATCATCATTATTTTTTAATATATCATCTAATAATGTTGTTGCCGTTGCTGTTGGCATTTCAAAAAATACATTTAAATTATCTAAATTCATTATTAATATAATTTTATATATTTTATTATCGTTTTTAAATTCACATATAAATAAAAAATGAATTATGTAATGTATAATAATTACTAGAAGAATGAATTTTATAGTAATGATTCATGAAGATAAAATTTATGAAATTATTAAACAACCATTTGAAACTGATGAAAATACATATATGAGAGGATGGTATATTATTGAGAATTTTCATAAATATGAATATAATGAATTAATTTCTCGTTCAATTATTTATTTAAATGAAAGCAAAAATAATATGAAATATGTTATTTAACGAACACGACGAGCAGTTGGTGATCTTGAACGACGTGCAACACGTTGTGCTGGACGAGCTACTGGACGACGTACTCTATATGCAGCATTCTTTTTTCCACCAACTTGTTGAGATTCGCGTTCTTGTTCCATATTTGAAGCAAATGGATTCATAAATCCACTATTTTTGTCAGCTATTAAACGCGCTCCTAGTAAAGCAAGAGCTGATATGAATGCTGTTAGTTCAATTGGAGCACCACCTTTGCGTCGACGTTGTCCGCCACCATTTAAAGGAGGAGTTGATCCACAAGCCATGCATGAGCCACCCTTCATTTGCGGAGCTGAAGAACTTAAACTCGGCATAGATGAAGCTGCAGCTGCGTTATCTTGATTTAACATATATCCTTTGCTATCGGCACTTGAAAATCCACATCCATTTTGATTTCCTCCATATTTTCGCTGATTTGATTTATGTCGAATATTAATCATATTATTATTTAATTTCTAATATAACATAATATATTATTTTCTAATATAAAAAACTAAAAATACAGCTATTATAGTTGTAAAAAAGTTTAATATAATTATTAAAATTACAAAAGGTATAATATAGTATAGCAAATAAATTAATATTGGTTTAATTATTTCAGTTTTAATATCTTCGTTTAATATTTCATTTCTTATAAAACTTATTATTAAATCAACTGGTTTAACATTGTTTTTTTGTTGCGTCATAATTATTGTATAGATTAACTTAATATAATACAGAATGAAACATTTATTGAAATTTCCGCAACAAAAAACAAATCATGCTATTTCATATTTATCATCGCCGTTGCTATTAGAATTGAACGATATTAAAATAATAAATACTCATATGCATTTATTAGAATGTTTTATTCCGATAAAAATTAATGAAAATTCTATAAATAAAATAAATGAAATAGATGAATTATCTATTCAAACATTGAAGGAAAATACAGATTGGTATGAATCAACCGACGATGTTGAAAATATATATTATACTTCTTATTTAAATGATATTTCTCATATATATCTTTATGTAAATAATAAAACAACTGGTTCATTTAATGGAATTGAAAAGGATCTTAATGATATTTTAACTATTATTAAAAATAATAATAAATTAAAAGATTATAATATTACTGTTAATATTGCTTTTTTTGGATTATTTATACAATCACATAAAATAGGTAATAAATGGTTAATAAAAAATATTATAATTGAAGAAATAAGTGATAATAATAATGATTGGAATAAAAAAGAAATAGAAGAAGACTGGGAAGAAGAAGTTAATATTTATGAAAAAACTATTAACGAAAAAATAAACACTTATTCTGAAAATATTAATCAAGCAAAACTTTTATTAAATGAAATTAAAAATGAAGAAAATATTGAAAATTGGGAAAAAAAGATTTTGAAATTAAAAAAATATATTTTAAAATTATAATTTTATCTATATTATTATAATAGATAGATATAAATGACTTCTAACAGTTCTTCAATAGTTATTTCTTTTTCAATAGCGATTTTATTATTATTAACTCTTTTACTATTAATTTCTTATAATTCCAAATGTAAAATGGATAATGTAGAACGTTTTGAAGATGACGCTTTTCAATCAACTAATATGTATACTTTAGCACAACAGCAACATATGAATTTACCATCTGTTGGAGAAAATGCTAATAAATTAGCAAATGTTGAAAATGCTGCTAATCCTAGTTTATTAAATGGTGTAAATGCTTCAACCCCGAATGATCCACAATATGGATCTGCCGTTGCCAATAATAATTTAGAATACTTTACCGATAGTTCACAACTTCCACCGCAAAAAACAGATGATTTATCTTACTTAAATCGCGACCGCTTAACCAGCAGCGATTTATTACCAAAAGATGCCGGTAATTCTAAATGGGCTGAAATAAATCCTTCTGGTACAGGTGATATTCGAGATCAAAATTTCTTAACTGCTGGCTATCACATTGGAATAAATACTATAGGTCAATCATTACGTAATGCCAATCTACAATTACGTTCTGAACCACCTAACCCGCAAATAGCTGTTAGCCCATGGGGTATATCAACTATTGAACCAGATGTTCGTTCAGTTTCTTTTGAAATTGGAAGTACACCGACTAATAATTAATCGAATGTAACAAAGCATTTTGTATTTATTATATTTTGTTTTGAAACTAACGGATTTTTATTATAATTTTTAAATTGTTTTTTATATGAAAACTTAGACATATTTTCATAAATATTTTTTTGATTATCAACAGCATAATTAATAATTTTATTATTAAAAGCCCATTTAAAAAAATTTAATTGTCCTATTGTTGTTTCAATATATTGTTCTTTTTCGGAATTAATCATAAATGATATTCTGTCATGTCGTCGAAAAGCATCAAAATTAAATTTTTTGAATGACTTCAATTGTGCTCTATAATCTAAATATAATGTTATTTTTCTATATTTTTCATTGGAATAGTTTTCAGGAAGATTATAATAAATATTGTCATCTATGTCATTTATCCAATAAATTATATTATTATTTTTAGCATATCTTGTAACTAACCAATCTATCATTCGCAGTGATAAAATGTGTTTTCCGTCAATAATCGTTTTTAAAATTGCCTTATATTTATCATTATTTTCATAAAAACTATATAAAGATGATAATAATAAATCTTTACCACTATCCGTTGTCATTACAAATATTACTTTAAAATTTCTTATATGCTTTATTTAGTAAAAGTTGCCATATCAAAAACGATTGCTATAATTGCTAATAACATCATAACACCTATTCTTAAATCCCAATAAAATAAATATATATTTATAATAATTAATATCAATAATATCCAATAATGTTCGTATATTTCGATTAATGTTTCTGGATATGGTATTGATGGTCTTAACCCATAAATTAATAAATATGCTGAAATAATACCAATTATTAAATAACGAAAAAATATATCAATTATCATTCTAATATTATTATTATTTTTTCTTTTCCATATTAATAATAGAAAAAATGCTTTATTCTACACTTGAAGAAGCATATCCTGCTGCTAATAATACTTCTAGAAATAAGAGAAAAAAAGAAAAAGTAGAAGAAACACCTGTATATAAACCAGAATGTTCTCCTTTACAAGTTCCTGAATATAAATTACCAATTGATAGCAGTTCAATGGATTCTTTTAAAAAAGCGATAGATGTATCATTAAATACTGTTATTAATCAATCAATGCCTTTATTAAATTCATCTAATATTAATACAGTTGAGCCTTATGATTATGATGAATATGACGCTTATTTAAATATTAATAATATTGAAACAAATAAAATGGATAATAGTCCAATTTATAGAACAACACCAGTATTGGGCGATTATTTAAAATCACTTAGAAATAATTATGATAAACTTTATCCGAATCAAGGAATAAAAATAGATAATATAGAACATTTTACCAATTCTTCTAGTAATAAAATTACAGTTGATGTAAATTTATATAATTTATTTTTATTTATTTTCATAGGTATTATAATAATACTTTTATGCGATCAAATAACTAAATTAGCAATAATAATTGCCAATAAAAATATATAAACAACGTTATTATATTTTAACTAATATGAAATACTTTACACATTTAGTTTTTTCTGGCAGTGCAATACGTTCTATATGTTTATTAGGTATATTGAGATACATATATTTTTATAAACTCGATAATTATATAAAAAATGTAGCAGGAACATCAATGGGTTCATTCTTCTGTTTAGCATTTGCTTTAAAAATACCAATTGATGAATTAGAAGAAATGTTTATTAAAATGTTAGATAATAAAGATATTACATCTGTTTCAAGCAGTAAATTTTTAAATTTATTTTCAAATTTAGGATTTAATGATTCTAAATTATATGTTGAATATATTAGGGAATATATTCAAAAAAAATATAAAATTAATGATATTACGTTTATTGAATTATCAAAAATTACAGGTGTTAATATTTATGTAAGTACAACAAGAATTAATGATGGTGCAAATATAATTTTTAATGTTGATAATTATCCAGATGTATCTGTTTTAGATGCTGTTGCGGCATCAATGTGTATACCTGTTTTATCTAAACCCGTTATTATAAATAATAAATATTATGTTGATGGATGTATTACTAATAATTTACCTTATGAAATCTTTAATAATATTAATCATGATGATATTTTAAATGTTGTTATATTTGTTAAAGATGATTATGATGTAATTAATAATATAAACGACGATGGTGAAATTAATTTTCTTGATTATTATAAACAACTTGTCGGAATTATATATGCTAATTCATTGAAATATAGTTATGTTTCTAAAATAAGTAAATTTAAAAATCCATTAATTATTAATGAAAGTCCATTTAAATCTTTCTATAATCTAGAATTTACAAATAATAATATATATTTTAATATTAACAAAAATGATATTGAAAATTTAATTTTACAAGGATTTGGCGATATTACAAATTTTATGAAACAATTTGATACTATTGCAATAGAAGATACTTCTGTGATTCCTTAACATCTTCTATCTTCCATGATATGTATATCATAGCATTATTTGGCAATAATGATACGTATAATCCACATTTTTGCAATGATTTAATTATATATTCAATGCAAGTAGAATGAGAATATAATGGATATCCGATTACAATAGGTGGTATTTTATAATAAAGCGATTGTCCGCCTATTTCAGCTATACTTTTTATTTTATTATGACAGGTTTTTAATATTACATTAAATGCCTCGTTTATTTTTGTATCTTTCTTTTTCTTAATTTCATATAAATCATATAATGATATCTTTGATGCCATTTTATTTATAATATTATATTTATTTGATTTATCAAACTGCATTTTTATTTGCAAATGCTTTTAATGTAGCTAAATCTCGTTTATCATTAAATATGAAATATGTATTGGGATTATCTTTCTTTACTAATAATACAGATGGAGTACTATTTATATTATATTTAGTAGCAGATGCTTTGCCTTCACCATTATCAGTTATCATATATTTAATAGTTGTAAAATTAAATTGTGTTGGATTAGCTGAAACTTCAGTTACTAATTGTTGCCATACTGGATCGAAGTCATTGCAGTATCCGCAATTTGGCATACAATAATATTGTAATGTATATTTTGCGGTTGATGGTCTTGAATCTTCGAAATTTTCACGACGATAATAGAAACTTCCATATCCAATGGAACCTACGATAATTGCTAAAATAAATACTGAAATTAATATTAAAGCAGTGTTATCACTTTCGCCTTCTTGCATAGATGAACCACCACGATAAACGTTTGTAAATCTTTCTCCTCCACGTGCACGCATTTCTATTCTATAATAATATTTTTATTAAATGTATAAAAATATAATAATACTAGTAATATTAAACTAAATATAATAAAATTTATATATATTAAATATTTTACAATTTTATCATTTATATTATGCATATCCTTATCTTTTAACCATACTATTGAATTTAATGTAAAAAATAAATAAATTAATATAGTTATAAATAATAGTATATATATTCCCATTTTTATCTAATATAAAAAATGATTTATATTTTTATATTTTATTTTACTATGTGTCTATCTGCATTTAGTATGATACGAACAATAATTATGTGTAATAATACGCCAATCATTTACTCTCCGAGTTTCGTATCTAATACTGGTAAATTATCATTAGAACATGTTTTTCCAAAATCATTGATGTATAAAAGACATTATAATGATATGCATAATATATTTAAATGTGATTCATACATTAATAATATGAGATCAAATTACAAATTTGTTGATGATTATAATATTAATTCTTTCATTAGATTAAATGAAACTGATAATTATATTAATACAAAATTAAAATTATTTAAGCCCCATGATGATAGTAAAGGAATCATTGCAAGAGCAATTATGCATATGTGTTATGAATATAAATATGACTACAAAAAAATAATTAATTATGAAGATTTAATAACTTGGTATATTGATTATCCTCCAACAAAAGAAGAAATTTATCATAATAATATTATTTTTCAAAAACAAAAGAAAAGGAATATGTTTATCGATTTATATAATAAAAAGAATTTTAAGAAACTTGTTATGCTAAAATTCTCATAAAAAAATGATTTTTGTTATATTTTATTATTTTATTATTTTACATAATGCATTATATTAAGACGCGGAGGCAAGCCGAAAGTCAAAATAAGGAAAACGAAATTGATATTAATAAAAAACATCAATTATTTTTAGATATTGCCGCCCAAACAGCAAAATTTTCTACTATGCAACAAAAACACGGTGCTGTTGTTGTTTATAAAAATAAAGTTATTGCTTGTGGATTTAATTATATGACTCATTATCTTAATGATAATAATAGTATTCATGCAGAAGTAGCAGCAATTTCACAACTTCTAAAATCAAGAAATATTTTAAATGAATGTGATATTTATGTTGTTCGCATTGCATCGCAAAAATTTAATAATTGTTTGAAAATGTCAAAACCTTGTGAAAAATGTACTAAGTTTATTAATAAGTATAATATACGCAAAATATATTATTCTACTAATTATGATTATGATTGTAATTATTTAAATATCCAAACTCATTGATACTTTCGGAATGATTCTTTTAATAGTTTTTTTAACTACAACTGGTCTATTTTCACTGTTAAAAATAATATTTAATAATTCTTCACCTGTTAAATTTATATTATTTAATATAATTTCGCGAACTTCTTTGATATTTATGGGTTTTTGCACGTTTTTTACATTTGTTTTTAATCTTCCATTTTGTGTATTTAAATCATTATAATTATATTTAAACATAAAATCTTGTATTTTTGTATTTAATACTTGTTGTAAAACTTTGCGCTCGCGTATGGCAATTTTTAGTTTTCGAATTGCATCATCATATTTAAACCAATCATTTACAAGCGTTTTAAATGTTTCCATTTCATCTTCCGTTGGTTCTTTTTTATTTTCAATAATATCGTTAATTAAATCCATATTCTCCATTTATAACAAAAATATGAAAAAATCTTTAAATATATTTATTTTATTGTTTTGGTTTTTCTTAGTTTAGTTGGAACAGTCTTCGCTTTTGGTCTGGGTGTAGCTGGTCTAGGTACTGTTTTTGGCGTTGATGACGCAGTTCTATTTATAATTGTTGGTGCCGATTTAATTTTAACTTCTTGTTCTATAAATCTGCTTAAATCATTTAATGTACGACTTTTATCATAAGCAAGTTCTTTTGTTTTATTATAACCAACTATTGTTGGGAAAGAAGATTTTCTATATTTTTCTGGAAATAACACATTCATTTCTTTTAATTCAATTTCATAAAATGGTGTTTCGTTGCCATAACGAAGCGATAATTCTTCCCATAATGGTCTAAATGAATGACAATGACCGCAACTATTCCAATAATATAAGATAATACAACTTGATTTCATATCTGAACCAAATTTTACAGCATCTGCATTTGTTTTTATTGATGTAATCGGTTTTTTTGTTGTTCTTGTTAAGGACATTTTTCTATTTATATAATATAAAATAATTACTTTAATTAAATATGGATTATACTTTTCAAAATAAATCAACAGAGATATCAGTAGAACATATTAAGCAACTCGAAGATAAATATAATCAATTTAATGATATTTCTTTCATTCAACAAATGAATAATATAAATCAAGATAAAAGAGGTAAAATTATAGATAATACATATTTAACATATAAATATATTAATAAAAAAACTTGTTTTAATGGTTATGAAATGGACGGTGAATGGGTTAATAGTTTTAAAAATACAAATAATTTTTTAGAAACAGATAGGCAAATATTTAATAAAAATACAAGACAAAAAACTATTTAACATAATCTATTTCTTTTTTATATTCGTCTGATGGCTTTTCTAATATTATTATAGACTTTTCAAATGCTTTTGCAAAATCCTTTAAATCATTTGGATTTATTTTACCATTAAATAATGTTTCATGTCTATCTAATCTTGCACCCTTATTAGTTATGCTATTATTTAAATGAATACATATTATGTCTTCTTTATTTTTTACCATTCTTGATATTTCATTTAATTCATATCCACAATTCCATACATGACATGTATCAATGCATAATTTAAATGATTCTCTTTCTTTTTCTGTAAATGAATAATAAAAATCTAAATATTGATTAAAATCTGTTAATAATTCTGTTCCTTGTCCTGCTGGTGTCTCTAATAATAATTTTGTTTTTATATTTCGGCTTTCCATTTCATTTATTATATTTTTTATATTTATTCTCATTGTTTCAATTGCATCTTCTGGTTTGCTTGTTGTATATTTACCGACATGTAAAACATATGCTGATGCACCAATATAATTAGCAGTTGTTATATCATGTATTACAAGTGTATCTTTAATATCAATAGATTTTTTACCATTAATAAATGGTTTTGCTAAATTTATTACATATGGACCATGTACTACTAATGAAAATTTATTTATATTACAAAATTTCTTTATTAAATGCGATTCCTTTATATATTTAGAATTATCTGATATTTGTAAACTTCTTGGATTTGTTAAAAATAATTGTAAAGCATTACCATTATTCGCTTTTATTTGCGCCATTGTTTCAATTATAGTCTTTTCACGAGATATATGTGCGCCTATTATCATTTAATTAAATATATATAATAATATTTAAATATTCTATAATAAAATATGACGTCAATAATTCACCCTATCATTACAGAAGGTACTCATATTATTATTGATATTCATGAAATTGAAAATTATGATATGCTTCAATTTACTCAAAGCATATCTGATATTCTTGATAAAATTGTTGCAAAATTTAATTTGAGTGTTGTTGGTAAAGTTATGCATCAATTTGAACCTTTTGGTGTCACAGGTGTTTATGTATTAAGCGAATCACATTTATCAATTCATACGTTTGTAATGGAAAAAAAAGTAGCAATGGATCTATATACATGTAAAATTTTTAAAGATACAAATTCATTAATTACTTTTTTATATGAATTATTTAATCCTTGTAAAATTAAATACCAAATTATTGGTAGATTATAATTAATTGTTATAATCTACAAGATATTTACAAACATTAAAATCGATTGTATATCGATAAGGGCATTTGAAAAATACGCGATTATTTTGTGTCTTAAAGAAATTAACTAAACAATTATGGTGAATTGTATAGCTATGTGATTTATCTTTATAAAAAACATTTTCATACAATTTTACAATTTGTGTATCTTTTAATATTAATTGTTCTAGACATATGGGACAGAATTCAGAAAATGACTCATTTGATATAAACTCATAAGGCAAATTTGTAATTTTCCATCCTTCGTCCATCATTCTATAAATATCATTAAATATTTCAGTATTTGAATGAAATCCTCTTATAAACTGTGTTGTTTTATTAATGATATCATTAATAATCTTCTTGTCTAATGTATCAGACATAATATAGTCATATGGTGTTCCTGTATTATTTGAATAATAAATATTATTTTTATCCATTAGCAATCCGTAGCAAATATAGTTATTGTTTTTAAATGGTGGTGCTTCTTCGTTTGACAATGTAATTTTATACGAAATATTTAACATATTAATGAAATTAATATTATTATCAATGTATTTAAGAAATTTTACATAATTGTTTTGTTCCTTAAATATAATTTTAATACTAGGTTTCTTTATAAATCTATCAATTGTTTCAGGATTAAAAGTAATATCATAAAATTTATCAGCTGGTAATTTATTTTTAAAATATATGATCGTATTATGTTTTGCTAAAATTCTATCACATACATAAGTATCATATATAATCCCATCGTTTTCAAATGTAGCTATTTCTATTTTCATTAGAAATTCATTTAAATTTAAATAATAACTCATTTTAATATAAAAATATTATCAATATATCATCATTTTTTTATATAAATATATATCAAAATATAAATTAAATGACAACATGTGTTTATTTAAATATACCATACAAAGAAAGAAAAACAGCTAAAACATTAGGTGGTAAATGGGATAAAATTTTAAAAAGATGGTATTGTGAAGAAGATAATGAATTATGTTCTTTATATGATATTTATAAAAATATAGAAATTGTAGGCGAAGATAGAGATTATGGTTCAAATAAATTATTCGTAGATATGATTCCAAAAACATCATATTTTAAAAATGTTAGAAATTTATTTACTGATAGTGATTGGAATTTAATAAGACATCATATATATGAAAGAGTTGATTATAAATGCGAATGTTGTGGTAAAAGAAAAAATAAATATTTAGAAGCACACGAAAGATGGAATTATGATTTTGAAACAAATACACAAAAATTAGTTAGAATTATCGCTTTATGTAAAATGTGTCATGCATCTACGCATTACGGTCATTCTAGAAGAACTAAAAATATTGATAAAATTAATCAACATATTAAAAAAATTAATAATTATGATGATAAACAATTAGACGAACATATAGACGAAGCTTATGATACATGGAAAAAAAGAAATAAAATTAATTGGAATTTAGATTTTTCTATTATTACTAATTCTGGATTCTCTATAATTCAATAATGTTGTCTGTATTATTTCTAAAAAACACCATCCAAATAGAACAATTACCTCTATTACAAACAATATGTTTACATTTAGACATAATTAATGTTATTGCTAAGTATTTTTGCGAATATTCATAGTTTAATTCCTTATTTACTTTGTCGACTGTATTATTTTTTTTATACATATGACGTATTTCATCATAGAATATTGTTATTTTATCTGCAAATGGCTGTGATTTCATAAAATTTAAGAAATTTGTTTCATCGCTTTGAACTAAAAATTTAATATTTGGATTATTCAATAGAATTTTATTTACATATTTCAAATATGTGTCAAATGTAGGTGGCTTAAATTCAGTTGCCTTATCATTTCCTCTATAAAATAATACGCAAGTATTTTCAAAATCTAAATTATATTTATCCTCAATTGATTTTTGAATCTCTCTTATTTTATCTGTTGGTGTATAAAATTTTCTTATAAATGGTGCTAAGCTCTTTAAATCGAGTTCTGGATAATCTTTATATTGATAGCATTCGTGATAATCAATATCATCTGTATATTCTATTTTTTCAGGCACATCATCATAATGTTTGAAATATTCATATGTAATATCTTCTTTTGAATTATTTTGTTTATACCAAGTATAAAATCCTGTAGTATCAAACACAGATGGTAATTGTTTATATTTATTAAAAAATAAAACTAAATAATATAAACGCACAGAACAACATGAAAAAAAACCACCTTCATGACTAACTTTTAGATCCATAATAAACAAAAATTAATGTTATTTCTTTATATAAAAATTGTAAATACAATCCAAATTATTAAACACAACATTACGTCCAGTCCGCCATTTGTTTTATTTACATTTTCATAACATTCTTTTTTATATTTATTTGCCAAATATAATTCATAGTTAGAAAACGCAGTCGTATTTGACAATGTATTATTATTTTTCATTTTAACATAAGTACTATCATTATTCATCTTTTTATACGAATAGTCATTACATTTTTTAATTAAATATTCATAATATTTATTTTTTCTTAATTTAAATGCGTCAGACGACACAATAAATGAAATAGCAATAAGTAAAATTATTGATTTACGCATAATTTTAATTTAAAAAACAAAAAATCAATTTTTTATTTTATATATACAACAACGCTAATGAGTTATTTCGTGCTGTTGTAAAAATCGCCCCAACTCTTCAGGTAATATGTATTGCCCCTGTATTTCAATTCAACGAGTTGTTCGGAAACTTGTTTCGCATCTATTCCCTTGATATCATACATTTTGAAGATATTTTTGATATTTTCGGCATCGAATTGCAACAGTTTGTAATTGCTGTGAATATCGTCTTTTGAGATGAAATTGCTTTTGAAAGACCCGTACTCAACTCCAACTGCGTAATAAGTTGCCGATTTGTCAATCAAGTGAAACCCGAATCCATACTCATAAAGCTGACCTTCCATTCTTATGGTTAAAAATATTATCTAACTTTAAAATCATTTTTTTTATTTTTTTGTTTTAAATTAGAAATAAAGTTTTTTTATAGTTTATTAATAAGTTATAGATGAAATCATTAATTCCTAAAAAAAATTGGGGTAATCTATTATGGAATTACATTCATAATATATGTATTATTGATTTAGAAACACCTGAAAAAAATGCAAAAGAATCAAAAAAAGTTATACGACTATTAAAAAATATTAAAAACGTTATTCCGTGTATAATATGTAAAAAAGAATGGAAACAAAATCTTTTATCTTTGGAAAATATTGATTTATATAAAAGATTATCATTATTTCATTGGTCCTGGGAAATTCATAACATTGTTAATAAACGATTACATAAACCATTAATAACATACGAAACTGCTTTGAGTCTCTATACAAAAGAAAAGTAAATATTTATTTTGTTTTTATTTGTTTTCTTTTCATATATAACATATTAGATGTTCTATATATTCGTTTATGTTTATTATAAATGAAGAATTTTATAAATAAGAATAGATCACATTTATTAATTTGTTTATCAGTTAAAACACATAAATCTTTTATAATTTTATCTTCTTTTTCTTCATCATCTTCTTTACATTCGGTTTTTATTTCATCTTTATATTTTGCTAATTCTGTATCATTATATTTGGATAATTGTTGTGTCTCTGTTAATGATATTTTTGAAGAACTTTTTAATTTATATGATTGTTTCTTTTCATCATCTGGATAAGGTTCATAATAAAAGTTTGATATTGGCATTCCTTTTGATGGTAATGTATTTGTACCTGTGAAGTTAGTTTGATTTATTGGTTGAATATCGGTTTTAGAATTATCGCTATCATCTTTTTTGGTAGATGCAAATAATCCAAAAAATCCTCTCTTTTGAGCTTTTGCTGGTTGTTGTTGAGATTGTTGTTGAGATTGTTGTTGAGATTGTTGTTGTGATTGTTGTGATTGAGATGGTTGTTGAGATTGTTGTGATTGTGGTTGTTGTTGTGATTGGGATTGTTGTTGAGATTGAGATGGTTGTTGAGATTGTTGCGATTGTGATTGAGATGGCTGTGATTGTTGTGATTTTGATGAGGATGATTGTTGATCTGATGATTTAGATTTACTACTAAATCCAAATAATGATGAAAACATACTACCTTTTTTTTCTTTAGCTGGTGGTTGTGAAGAAGGTGGTTGTGGTGATTGTTGAGATAAATCAGTTGTATTTACTTTTTTAATTTTATCATATTCATAATCATCAGAAGAATTAAAATTAAATAAATAGTCAAATGTTGATTTTTTCTTAACATATAATTGTTTTCCTTGTATCATTTCATTTAAATTTTGATTAATTATTTCTGAAATTCTAAAGGCTATATTAGTTAAACCATCCATAAATTCAAGAATTTTACTATATTCTCCCATACTCATTGGTAAAGTAATAATTAATAATACACTAATCTTTGAATAGAATTCGCGAATATCATTTTCAGATCCTTTAAGTATACTTAAATTAATTGCATTTAATATCTTTTTGATATTATCATCAGTACTTCTATTATTACTTAATAAACTAGCACTTAAATATTTTTTATCTTCATCTGTAAAAGATGATAGTATTCTAGCAAATTCATCATAAAATTGTAAGGTTCCAATTTTTTTAAATAATATATCGTCTTGTAAAGCAATTAATATTTTTTCATTGATTTTTTTATTGCTTACTACTTGTAAAAATATATCTATTACTTGTTTTAATATATCTTTTTTACTAGTAAAAAACTCAAATAGACTGGCATAATCTGTTTTTAAATATGTATATCTATCAAACACATTTGCAATATAAGCTATTATTTTAGAAGGTAGTTCTTTTAATTTAATTTTTTCCTTTTTAATTTCATCTTCTTTTTTATCTATTATTGTTATTGTCTGAATCATTTCAGCTTTTGCATCATTAATATCTTTTATACTATTCGATGATGCATTATCTTTATTTAAAGATTCTAATATTTTTTCCATAAAATTTAATAATACATGATTTTTACTAACAATTGTATCATCATTTGGTTGATTTAATTGTCTAATTAAATCATCTATCATTTTTTCTGATAATTCATATCTTTCATCGTCATTTACACCACCTTTTATTTTTTTATTTCCACCTGTTTTAATTTGATTTCTTTTTCTTATTATTATATTTATACTATTGTTTAAAATAAACATTAGATTTTTTTTATTAACATTATAAAATATACTTTCTATATTTTTAATATAATTATCAAAATTATTAGTTTTATCATAAGTTAAATGTAATGATTTTAAATAATTTAAAATTTCAGATAAATCTGCACTATCTTCAAAAGATATATTGTCATTTATATAAATAATAAAATTAAACATATTTTTTTCATCTTGTTTAGTAATTTTTTCAATTATTTTGAATATATATTTAAATAATATTAATTTTATTATTGAATTATATATTTTATTATTTATAATTAATTTTAAACTTTCCATATTTTTTATTTTATCCTTATCAAAATTTTCAATTAAAAATAAATGTTTAGTAATATACATATAATTTAAAAGATAATTGTAATAAATATAATCTTTAAATATTTTAAATGTTTTATTTATATCCTCTTTAATAATTTCTTTATTGTTAGTAATACTAGTATTTATTTCATCTATAAATGGTATTATTTCATCATATTTATTATTAATATCTCCAATTTTAATATTTAATTCATCTATTATATTTTGTCTAAATGTTTCATAATAATTACATGTAAATTCTAAATTATTTTTGTTATCATCTTTTAATTTTTTAAACGCATTACTAATTTCATCATTTTTAGTTTGAAAATAATGATTAATATCTGTTATATCAAGAATAACGTTATATTCAGTTAATTTTTGCTGAATTGTTGTAATATCATTATTAACATAATATTTATAATAATCTTTTAATTCATTATTTATACTAGATGACATTATAGTAATAAAAACATACATATATTTTTGTTTTATATTATTAAAATCTTCTTGAATTATTTCCTGAAAATAGTCTTTATTATCTGATTTTTTAGATTTTGTTTTCATTATTAAATCTATTTTAGTTGAAATATAACTGTATTTTTTATCACCTTTTTTATCTACAGTTTCTGGTATTAATTTCTGATACAATAATATATTTTTATCAACTGAATTAATAAATGTTTTTGCATTTATTGGTATATCTTCAATATCGTTAATTAATAAAGCATTATAATTTTGTTTTATTGTACTAATATCCATTAATATTTTTGTAAAAATATTAGCACAATTATATATATAATTATTTATTTTTATTATTAATTGATTAAGATTGTATTTTAATATAACGTGATATATTTCTATAATATCTCTTATTTTATCACAAAACTCATCTGTAACTTTACTTGTTTGATTAATAATATTTAAAGTATTTTGTTTTGCTAAATAACTAGTAATTTCATTTATTTTTGTATCATCAATATTATTTTTGTTTAAATGTAATTTAAAATCAGCGTTTGTAATAATGTTATTAAATTTATTAATTAAATGATCTATATAATTTTTTAAGTTAGCTTCAGTTATATTTAAATTTAAATTTTTATTAACATTATATAAAATATTTGAATAATTAAAATTAATAATTTCATTTAAATTTTTGAATTTAATTTTAGTTGTGGCATCAATATAATCTGTATCTTGTATATAAAATGTATCAATATTTCTATTAATGAATGTATTTATTTCTGTTATATCTTTAGTTATAGTTGGTTCATCAATTGATAATTGAACTTGAGTCGTATCAATGTTATATTTTTTAAAAGTATTTTCATAAATTTTTTCTATAAAAATTTTATTTTTTTCTAATATTAATAAATATTCTATTGTAAATAATGGTATTATTTTTTCTATTATATTAATTGATTGATCTTCTTTTTCTTTTTGATTTTCTATATATATATTACTAATTACATCATCTATTCTACCTAAAATATCTGATGTTATAGGGTTATTAGTAGTATCATTGAATAAATCTTTAAATTTTAATAAATTTGTTAAATTTGTAAAATCTGCTTTTCTTTTTTGGTCTGGTATATTTGGATTAGTTAATTTTTCATATAAATCTAATATATTTTGTGTTTCAAGTATTGTAAAAAAATTTTTAACTTCCAATATATATTGTTTAATAGTAGTTTTATCTTCATCTTTTATTCTTGTCAATTTTTTTAAATTTTTATCATTAATAAAATTAGTATCTTTAGATGTAAATTCTTTAATGATAAGATTATAACTATGAATTGTTTTTATCTCATTTAAAAGTATATATAGGTTTTTTAATTCTTTTCTATTTGTATCATCTAAATTTGATTGATATACTGCAATATTTAATTTATTATCTTCGAGGGTTTTCCAATTTAGAGAATTTTCTAGATCTCTTAAGTCTATATTTTTTTGTGGATTTGTTGGATCACTTAAAAAGGTCTCATCTAGTAAGGCTATTTGATCACTTATTTTTTGTATTCTTTGTAAATAATCATTATCAGGAAGAACTACAATTTCTAGTATTTCAGATGTATTATATGGAGGATTACTATATTTAGCAATTTCTATATTTATATCTTGTATAAGCGTTTTTATTAAAGCTATTAAATCTGTTTTTTCTTGATTTTTAGTTACAATAGCAGCTTCTTTATTAGCTATTTTGATATTAATAGAATCAGGACCAACATCTAATTCAGTATTTAATTGTGCAATTTTACCAGTATTATTTGCAATTTCTTGATTTATTGCAGTGTTTAATCTGGTTATTTCAGCATCTATTGTAGCTTGGACTAGTAATACTCCAAGATTTGTTAATTCGTCTTCTTCTGCTTGAGTTAAAGTAGGAACAGTACCACTACTAGCAGCAGCATCATTTTTTTGTTTTTTTAATATTGCACTTCTCACACGTGAATCTTTTATTGAATTTAAATATGTTTTTTTTTCATTATCAACTAATTGATCTGAAAATGTTAGTTCATCAGCATTAAGTAATTCTGTCAATTTAATATTTAAGTCCTCTAATCTAGTTTTTTCAGTAGTTTTTTGGTCTTTTTCTTGTACTAAAGCATCTTTTTCAGCAATTAAAGCTGCAATTTGAGTATTTTTTAAATACAATTGTCCTGCTGTATTATTTTCATCAATATCTATATTATGCTGATTTAAATCATCAATATTTTTTTGCTCTTTAGTTGTTTTATAAGTTCTATATTCATTAATATGAGCTAAAAGATCTGTTAAATCTTGCAATGTTTTAGTTCCTGTTTCTTTTAATTTTTCATGTAAATCTATTTCTGTTTTTAGTTGATTTATTTTTTGTGTAATTTCTGCATCAGTTTCATTAATATATCTATATCCATTATAATTTTTAATATAATTATCATCTATTCCAGCAGATATACTTGTAATTTTTTTAACATTATCAATATCAAATATATCTATTGCATATGATACAAATAATTCTCTAACTGTTTTATAATCTTCTATAGATTCTTTTTTACTTTTTTGTTTTGATATATCTGATTTAATAGCTTTTTCAAAATCAAAATCTTCACTCATTAGTTTACCTATATTGTCAAAAATTATGTCTTTATTTAAATATAAAAGACCTGATTTTGTTTTTAATTCATTTAATAATTCTGTATGTATATCTTTAATTAATAATTTATTTTCCAAATAATCATTATACATTGATTTTTTAGTATATTCAATAAAATTTTTATATTTATTAGGTTCTATAATATTATTTGTATGTAATTGATTTACAATTTCATATGGTGTTATATTGCCATAATTATTTAACACAAAATTCTTTAATGATTTAAATTCAAAAATTAATTTATAATATTCAATAACTAAAAATGATATTTGATTATATACGTATGTAATTTCAATTTCTGTATCATAAATATCACTTGAATTTATTGGATCAGAAATATTATTATATTTTTGAATTAAAATTTTTATTGTATCATTATTATAATAATTTTCTATTTTTTGTATTTTATTTTGAATATTTTCATTAATTTTATTTTTTATTTCTATTATTTTTCCATATTGTTCTTCATCTAAATTTTCATATATTGGATTTATTTCTAGTATTTTAATTTTAACTTCATCTATAATTTTAAATATATTCTCAATATTTGATTTATCTAAAAATATATTATTGTATATTTGAAATAATATTTTTATTTTATTTAAATCAGTATAATCTACTCCTGTATTATAATATTTATCTTTAATATCTGATGAATTAATAATTTTAAATAAATCATTTATTTCTGTTATTATTCTTGTAAATGTAGCTTCATCACTTACTATAGCTATTTTATTTTCCACTTTTATTACCTTTTTAAATTCATCATTAATATATAATATATTTTTTTGTATTTTTTCAATATTATGTATTGAACCACTCGTGTTATTATTAGGAGCAATACTATCTTTTTTTTCAGTTTCAAATATATTATTAATTTTAGTAATAATATCATTAGTTGATAAATTTTCTTTTACTGATGATGGTTGTTTTTTACTAAAAATTTTTGGAAATGATACACCTCCGCGTTTTATTTCTAGAATATCTTTTATTATTGGTATTAAATTATTAATAACTATTGATTTTACATTTTCTTCAATTATATGCGTTTCACTTGTTAATAAAATATCTTTAATTATATTTTTGATATTTTCTAATTTCTTATTTGAAAATTTATCTTGAAGTGAATATAAAACTTCCTGAATATCTATCCATTTTTTACCACTAACTGATTTATAATATAAATGTGTTTTCTTATAATTTAATCCATAAACATTATCATTACTTACCCACATATATGATATAACTTTATCTGCTTTACTTTTTGGTCTCTTATTACCACCACCTTTTGTTAAAACAGGTATTTGTTCTTTAAATATAAATTCATATATTTTCTCAGCAATTAATGATATATTGTTAAATAAATTATCATTAAATTTACCACCACCAAATTGACGACCATAATATTGTCCTGGTGCATATCCTGGTTGTGAAAATCCTTGTGAATATACTGGTTGTGAAAATCCTTGTGAATATACTGGTTGTGAATATACTGGTTGTGCATATCCATGTTGTACTGTAGGTTGCGCTGTTATATATGATCTTGAAACTGCTGGTGCTGGTGCATATGATACTGAATGTGATGGACCTGTATAAACAGTGCCTACTCCTTGTATTGGCGGATTAGATTTAGCACTGGTATATGATACAAACGGACCTGATTGCTGTGATTCTTCGCGAGTACAAACATCAGAACTGTCTTTAGCAATTTTACATGGTAATTTAAATTTATTTCTAACTAATGCTATTCTACTTAATGTTGATAAAGTTTCAATAAAATCTGGATTACTTTCAATAAAATTAGCAGCATCATCTTCAGTAAAAGTTGGCATTTGATTTAATCCTGTTCTTCGCGGAAGACTACTCATTAATGAACCAATTACATTATCATCTTCAAGTCCTAAATTTATTATTTTTTGTTCTTCTGAAGTTATTGATGGAATCATCAATAGTTCATCTTTTGTTTTTGGGGTATATGTACCAAAATAACTATAATTAGCTTTATAATCCTCAAAATATCTATATAAATATAGTATTTGTTGTTTAAGAGCCTTAATATATTTACATATAAGTTCATCATATTTTTTAGTTTTATCATCTATCAATTCAGCATAACTTATTGATTTTAACTCTTCTGCTGATATGTCATTAATTGTAATTGTTGGAGCTACTAATTTAGTTATAAAAGATTCGCTAATTTTACATTCAGATTCTTCTACAAATAGTTTTTCTCTTGATTTATATAATAAAGAATTATATGCAATTAATAATTGTCTAATATAATCTAAATATTCACTTATATATGCTTGTGAAGCACCATCTGGTTTTATTATACTTAGTTGTTGTATTTGATCGTCGTTTTTATGTATTAATTTTTCAATTTCTTTCATCTTTACAAGAAAACCATTTAATCGTGATCCATCAATTTGGTTAAAATTTAAATCACTTAGTTCTTGAGTAATCTCACGTTCTAATTGTTCTTCATTACTACCATCATTACTAAAATATATACCAAATTGTTTATAAACTTTTAATATTGCATCTTTATATAAATCTTTTTTTGTTCTATTTTTATCATTAGTTTTTTTGAGACTTTCTTTTAATTTATTTAAAAATTGAATAATTGACAAATTATCACTACAATTTATTTGTTCTTCACCAATTAGTTCTTGATTTATTGAATTTATAGTTTCACATATAAATTTAGTGATGTTTAATTCATCATTGTTTGATGTTAATAATGCAATTTTATCATTATAATTGTCGCCGTTAATTGTATATCCATATGTACCATCTTCAAAATCTGTAAATAATTTTTTATAAATAGCAATAAGCCTATCTTTTAACATTCTTATTTCTTGATCTTTATCAGGACATCTCAATTCACTTATTATACTTGAATAAACTAATGAGTTAAATATAGCATCTTCCTCAAATTTTTGTGATATAGTTGATAATCCATTATTAGTACTATCTAATGTTAGTCCTTTTTGTATTAAACTTTTATTTTGATCTAATAATTCTTCGTATAATTTTTTTATAGTAGATAATGAAGATACATATCGTTCAGATTGAGAACTACTTGGTGGTGATTGTTTTAAATCATCAACATTTGTCTTTCCATTAATTAATTTACGTATATTTTTAATATTTGCAGTTAAGGTTTCCATTTTATCATTATCAAATGCTATATCATCTGTACTAGAATATTGATTATCTTGATTATCATCTGGTCGTGTATTTTCATAAAATAACTGTTTATGAAAATTTTTTAATCTTTCATCTAATTTTTCTTTAAGTTTATTGCATTCTGCTAAATCTTTTTTTATTTTACTACATTGTATTTTTTCTATTAATTTAGCATATTTTTTATCTGATGGCTGTAATAAAAATGGTCCATTTTCAGTATCAACAAGTTTAGTTTCAAATAATTGATTTATACTTGTTAGTTTTGTTAAAAATAATGTTATGTTTTCGCTAATATTTTTATTATTACTAATATCATTTCCATCATCAGCAAGTTTATCTTTAAAACCGTCTATTAATATTTTTATTAAATCTGTATCTATTTTTTCAGTATCATTTTGTTGGGTATTTGTAGTTGCATTAGTATCATTTCCAAATAATTTTATATAAATAGATTTTATTCTTTCCTCTAATTTATTTTTTTCAGACAGTAATCCTTGTATTTGTGGTTGTAATCCTCCTGGGTCAGCATCGCATTTAATTTTTTCTATTAATTTTTCATAATCAGATTCAGCAATTGAAACAATACCTGGAAGGTTTTGTATTTTTTGTTTTAATGCAGTATTTAATTCTATTAATTTATCCTTAATCATAGTAATTTCTGCAATAACTGGATTATTTGGTGGTAAATTTGTTGACGTACATCCTTTATATAATGTTTTTAATAATTCATTGAATTTTTCTTTAATTTCTTGATTATCAAAAGCAGTATCTCTTGTTTTTATTTCATTTTCATAATTTTGTGTATTAGGATTACCACCATAATTTTCTCCAAATAATATTTTATATATATTTATTAATCGTTGTTCCAATGCTAGTTGTTTAGCTGTCAATAAATCGCATTTATCTGCATCTTTTTTACATTCTAAATCATCAATTCTTTTTTTAATATTATGTACTCTACTATCCTGTGAACCAAAATTTGTTTCTTTGATATCAATTGAAGCATTTATTGTTGCTAATGCTGTTTTTAAATCTTCTATTTTTTGATTTATAGATTTATTAGCATCAGTACTAATAGTTTCAGTACCAAATAAAATTTTTTCTAATTCTTTTAATTTATCTTCTAATTCAGATTTTAATTCTGTATCATCTTGAATTATTTCATTTGGAATTCCATCCTTATTATATAATTTTTTATATAAATTTAATAATCTTTGTTTAAGTTTATCAATTATATTATCTTTTTCAGAAGTATTACACTTAATTAATGGTAATAATTTTGAATAATTTATTGGATTTGCTTGTCCTGTTGTATATCCACCATTTAATGCAACAATTTTATTTTCTAATTCAGAATTTAAATCTTTTATTTTTAAACTAAACGCTTCTAGATTTTGTGATATACTAATTTGAGTATTATGTAAATTGGGTACACCAAGCAATTCATCGCCATTTAATTTATTTAACAATGTTAAAATTTGTGCTATATCATCTTCTTTTTTAAATCCTTTAATAGCATCTTTAACCTGGTCTTTTTGAATATCACTATTAAAAAGGGTTTTATAAATATTATATAATCTTTCTAATAATAAATTATTATCATCTAAACATTTTTTTTCTGCATCACTTTGTTTACATTTTATTTTTGGAATAATTTTAGAATATGATGATCTTTTTAATTCATCTTTTTCAGCTTGAGTTAAATCACCATTCAATTCTTCTGTGCGTTTAACCAACTCTCCATTTAATGTTTTTAGTTTAGTTTCTAATTCTGCTATTTTTTCTAGAATTGATTTATCTTTATTTTTAGTTATTGTTGTTTCACCATGTAATTCTTGTTCTAATTCTTCCATTAATTTTTCAATTTCTTTATAATGGGTATTTTCAAATGCTTTTATTGATTGTGGTTTCTTTTTAGATTTAGATGATTTAAATGTTGTATCATGAATTTTTTGTATTAAAGCATTTAATTCTTTACAAGTAGTAGCTTTTTTCTCTAATATTTGTAATGCATCTTTATAACTAATTTTTACATCATTTTTATCATTTTCTACTACAATTGGTTGTTGTTTAGCTGTATTATCATCATCAAAAGAATATATTATATCATCATCAGCTTTTTTATCTTCTTTAAATAATTTTGATATTTTACTTAATTCAACTACATCTTTAAAATTATCTAAATTAACTGATATAGATTCAGCATTGTTATAAGGTGTGGAATTTGCTTTATCCATTATATCAGTTATTTTACCAGTTATTTTTTCTAATTCTTTATCATCATCTTGTTTTGTTGTTCCTTTATAAGCTGATCCAAATAATTTTTGTAATAAATTATTTAATCTAGCATCACAATCTTGTATACTAGATGAAGTAATTGGTGCAGGTGTTGGCGTTGGTGTTGGTGTTGGTGCAGGTATTGATGTAGGTGTATCACTTGATTTTAGTGTAGGTGTATTAATAACTTTTAAAAGGTTTGCTGCTCTTTCTGCAAGTCTTGCTGCTAATTTTGCATTTATACAAACTTCAGGTTCAGTATCTCCAATTGCACCACCAGATCTTTGTAAACTAGCAGCTTGTTTTACCTTTTCACATTCAGCTCGTAATAGTTTAACAACATTACTATCTTCAAATAGTTTTTGAGTTTCTGTTGTAAGATCATAAATTTGTCTTGTTGTTTCAGTAATATCATAAACATTTGATTTTTTATCTGATTTACAAGAAGCACTATATATTTGACTACTATCAAGAGTTAAATGATAAATAAAATTAATATAATTAAATACGTCTAATCCAGATTTTGTTTTATTATTTTGAGATAAAACAAAAAGTTGAAGACAAGTTAATGAATATGTGTTTTCAGATTGAATATAATTGGTATTAAATAAACAATATAATAAAACTCTGAATAACATATCAAATTGTTTATATTTTTCATTATTATCTTCGCCTTTTTTTATCTTCATATCATTTTTAAACTTTTCTAATTTATCTGTTTCTTTATCATCACTTGCATATTTCTTTAAATTAAAAGATTGAATTAAAAAGTCTTTATAAATATCTTTGCTGTTTAACATAAAAGATAATATATTTTTTGGTATTTCTTCTTTTTTATCTGATTTGTCAGGATAAACAGAATTTAATTTAAAAATATAATTATGTAATAGATAGTAATATAATTCACGATTATTTGTATAATTATTAATTATTAATAAATAAACATAATGTTTCAATGACTTCAAAACATAGTCTTTATTAATCAATAATTCTTCGCTTATTTTTATTTGATTAATGTCATAAGCATCGACATCATCCATATTTTTTCCTATTATTCTATTTTATTATATTAAAATTAAAAAACCAAAAAATATATATTTTTGATTTATATAGATTCGACATTTATTCGAATTTCATGTAGAAATCCTCGTCGTCGAGTTCCTCCCACGTTGAAGACGATACGCTCAAATCTAGCTTTGGAATTGGCTTATCCTCGTTCTTGACAACTTTATTCCATGCTCTGCCAACATAAGGCTTCACCTCAACTGGTGCAATATCTCGTACTTGCTCGACGACGTTAATAATCTCGATTTCATCATTGATTTCTTCGTCTTCGAGAGTAAGAAACATATTCTTCGTAGCAATTTCCTTCGTTTTCTTGGCAACTGGAAGCTTATCTTGAACTTGCTTTGAAACATCTACCTGACAAATCTTGTTGTAGCGATATGAAACAATCAACTTCTCGCGATCCGCATATGACAAGCGATGTCTGTATCCACAGTTTTCCTTGTCGCAAAGCTGACCGAAAGTGCAATTTTTCTTTCTCGAATCTGAATTGGGCTCATCCTTAGTGATAACAAGTTTGTCATAAAATGACTTCACTAGTTTTCGCTCTTTGTAGCTTTCAATATAATGCTTAAAACTGCAATCAGAATCAGAACAAATACAATTTTTGTTGCAAGTTGCGCTCATTTTCCAGATATAACGATAGATTTGCTATATAGTTTTTTTATAAAAAGTATTAATCATTTTTTTTTATCCCTTGTTAAAAAAAATAAATATTTTTTTACAACTTCAAATAATTATAATTATTAAAAACAGATAATGAAGAAGTATGTATTTATAATTGATTTAGATGCAACTATTATTGGAGATTGTAAATATCAATTAGAATTATATAAACAATATGTTTTGCTTAAAAGCAAAGGAATAAAAATAAATATAAATAAATCGTTTATCAATTATTATCATGAAAAAGAAAAATTATGTAGACCATATTTCGTTTATTTTATAAATAAGATGAAAGAATTATATAAAAATAATGTATATTTTTATGTTTATACAGCATCATCACATGATTGGGCTAATTTTGAAATTAAAATTATTGAAAAAGCCAATAATATAAAATTTAATAGACCTATTTTTACTAAAAATGATTGTAAATTAGATCCAAAAGAACAAAGATACGTTAAAATGATAACGCCAATATTAAATAAAATTAAACCAAAAGATCCTGAAATAATTATTATTGATGATTGTGATGTATATAAGGACTATAAAGAGTCGCATATATTATGCAAACCATATAAATATTCTGTATTTTGTGAATTACATAATTATTTATTACCAGAACAGAAAACTATAAATAATTTATTAATATGTCCTTTTAAAAATAAAACTAAACAATATAAATGGTTATATAAAAAATCCAAAGATACTGATAAAAAAAATAAAGAATATATTGATGATAGATTCTGGTTATTTTTAGCAAATACTATAATTAAACATAAAATAACAGACTATAATCCAAATATTATTAAACAATTAACAGCAATCGCAAATAAATAAATTAAAATTTAGTACAATAATTCAAATTATATATATAAAAAAGCCAATATAATGGACCTAAAAACATAGATATTACTAAACCAATTAGTTTATCACCGATACTTCCCTTGTAAAATAAACAAACAATTGATGAAATAAATGCTGTAATACCAGCAATGGACCAAATAACGGCAAGTAATACTATTAAAATAGCTAGCATATATCTACTATTTTGAAAATAAAAGAATATTTAATATCTGGTACAATAATTCATATTATATATATAATATAACCAGTAAAACGGACCCAATGTCATAGCTAATAGAATTCCTATAACTTTATCACTAACAGGACCATTATAGAATAAACATACAATTGAAGCTATAAAACCTGTAATACCTGAAAAAATCCATATTAATATTAGTATTAATAATAATATGCCAAAAAAACCGCCACCATATAAATATCCATAGCCGTCATTATAATAATAAGTATTATTTCTATCATTATATCTATTATAACGATAACGATCATCGTATAATTGTTGATTTACAGCAGTTAGATGTTGTCTTGGAGGAGGTGGAGGAGGAAGTGGTCGGTTATAATAATCACGCGGAGGAGGTGGAGGATTTCTATTATAACCAGAAAATATATTCCAATTCCAATTATTTCTATCATCATAATATCGTCTATCTATATCATATCGATTATCAACATTATAATTATAACGTCTATCTGGATTATTTTGGTTTGGATCACCATAATAGTAATATTTTATAACATTTGAAACATTTCCTTGAGAAGATTGGGAATTTGATGTGTTTGATGTATTTGATGATGACATTATTCTATATTATATATATTTTATTTTTATTTAATATTTATTAAATAATTATTTTTCAAAATAATAAATACACATTAATAATGCATCGCAAACATCATCTTTCTTTTTTAAACTTTTAACATAATTAAGAATTTCTTCATTTTTATAAGTAGTTTCCAATAAATGTGTAGCAAAAAATACAGCATCAATCTTATTTTGTTTATATTTATCATTAACTATTTTTTCGCTATGTTTATTAATAATTTTCAATTTATGTTTAGGAGATACATAATGTGTTTCAACATCTGCATTTAAATATTTTGATGTCATTTTAAAATAAGTATTTATTGTTGTTTGTATACATTTCATTATTGATGTCATCTGACATTCAATAAGAACAATGGTTTTTTCATCATAATTAATATTAAGTTCATTCATAATAGTATCTAAAAATTCAATAGTATTATCAATAATATTTTGTATATCATTCTTCTTACAATTTAAATCAACTTTATTCAAACTTTTAATATCCAATTTTTCATTATCAATAATAGCATAACAATATGCCATATTTTTTATACCGATATCAAAGGATAATAATTGTATCATAATAATATAATATATAATGATAGTTTTATTTATATTTCGAAGGGATTTAAGGACCTTTGACAATACAACATTAAATTTTGTTAAAACTAAATATCCAAATGCTTCAATATTGCCCGTTTTTATTTTTAATAAATATCAAATTGATGAGAAAAATAATAAATATTATTCTAAAAATTCCGTCCAATTTTTATTTGAATCATTAAGTGATTTAAATAAAAATTTAGAAGAATTAAATTTTTATTATACTGATAATGAAATTGATATTATTAATAAAATAAATAAAAAAAATAAATTAATTGCTATAGCATGCAATAAAGATTATACTCCATATGCTAAAAAAAGAGATGCTGATATTGAAAAATATGCAAAAGAAAACAAAATTGATTTCGTATCAAAAGAAGATTATACATTACATGATATTGGTACGATTCTCAAAGATAATAATAAACCTTATTTAAAATATACACCATTTTATAAAAAATCTATTTTAAAAATTCCAAATTCAATTAACTCAAATACTAAATTTAAATTTATAAAAGATTCATCATCATTTACATTAAAACAAATGGAAGATAAATTAAAACCAAAAGAAAATAAGAATATTTTTGTAAATGGAGGTAGAAAAAATGCTTTATTAATTATTGCAAAATTAAAATCGGGTTATCATAATAAATATGATACCGAACGCGAATATCCATTTTTAAACAAAACAACAAAATTAAGTGCATATATTAAATATGGATGTGTAAGTATACGAGAAATTTATTTTGCTTTGCCAATCAAACATGGAATAGTGAGAGAATTATTTTGGCATGATTTTTATGCAATTATTACATATTATTTTCCATATATATTTCAAAAATCTTTTTTATTAAAATATGAAAAAGTAAAATGGGATTATAATGAAACTAATTTAAATAAATGGAAAGCAGGTTTAACAGGATTTCCTATTATTGATGCCGCTATGCGACAATTAAATGAGACTGGATGGATGCATAATCGTTGCAGAATGATTGTTGCATCATTTTTAACAAAAAATTTATTTATGTATTGGAAATATGGAGAACAGTATTTTGCTTCAAAATTAGTTGATTATGATCCATCATCTAATAATGGTGGTTGGCAATGGTGTGCTTCAACTGGAACAGATTGTCAACCATATTTTCGAATTTTTTCACCATCAGCTCAATTAAAGAAATATGATAAAGATTGTCAATATGTTAAAAAATGGATTCCTGAATTACGTGATGTTTCAAATAAGGTTATATTAAATTGGGAAACAAAAAATAATATTAATATTAATTACCCAAAACCAATTGTTGATATTAAAGAAACTTCCAAATTATTTATAAAGAGATTTAAGGAATTTTAGATAAATTTTTAAATGCATTTGTTATACTTGGTAATGTAATATAAATACATTCATTTTTAATATTATTTGTTTCACAAAATGTTTTATATAATTTATATGAATTAAACACAAATTCTTTTAATGTTTTAAATTCTTCTTCATATTTTAAATCATATTTATCTATAATACTCTGTAATTCTTCATTATTACTATCTAATTTAATTGTTTTTATTACTTCATATGGTATATTTTCGTATTTAATAAAGTTTCCATAGATGATATCTTTTAAATAATTATATGTTTCAATTGTCAATATTTCATTCTTTAAAGTTTCTTCATCAATATATGCAATATCATTTTCAATCATTAAGTTTATTAATTTATTTTTTGAAAACTTTGTTAGATTTTCACAACGAACACCGTTTTTTAAATAGTAAAAGTTGATTGATTTAATTAGTTCTATTTTACTTAATTTAGTAATATCAGTCATAATCAATAAAAAATATTTTTGTAAGAAAATAATCAATTTTTAAAAAAAAATGATTATAAAAATGAAATAAAAATTTAGGCATCAATTATGTCATCAGTAGCGAATATCGATGAGAAGTTCTATGAGAATGAGAATGGCGTGTATTTCAAGTCATCATATCCTTCACAATGGTTTCTTATCGATTTCGAGATCGATGGCAAGAAGTACAACTGCTGTGAGAAGTTCATGATGGCTGAGAAGGCACGCTATTTCGGCGACGCGGAGACTGAGGCACTCATCATGGATTGCTATGATCCCAAGCAACAGAAGACATATGGTCGCGCGGTCAAGAACTTTGACGACAATTCCTGGAACACAGTTGCTGACGACATCGTCTACAAGGCGAATCTCGCCAAGTTTTCGCAGAATCCGGAGTTGAAGGAGCGTCTTCTCGCTACTGGCGACAAGGAGTTTGTCGAGTGTTCTCCCTATGACAAGATCTGGGGAAATGGTCTCAACATCACCGACACACTCGCAACTCCCAAGGATCAGTGGTTGGGAACGAATCGTCTCGGCAAGGCTATCATGAAGGTTCGCGACACTTTGCGATCAGCATAAAAAAAAGTCAGGGTAGATATATTAAGCAGCAACTGGAACAGATGATGTTTCCTTTTGTTGCTTCCATTGAACTGTAGCAGCTTTCATTCTGTCTTTTGGTGGAATTTTTTCGTTTTCAGGATTTAGCATAAAGTCTTTTACAAAAAGATTGTATGCAGATGGTGCTTTTTTTGTTTTTTCAACAGGTTCGCCATTTTCTCCTTTTGAAACAGATCCTTTGGCGCTAGATTTTAGAATCTTAACTAATTCAGCACTAGTATAAGTTTTTTCAACATCAACAGCTTTAACAAAGGCATCTAGAATTTCTTTTGTAGTCATATTTTTATTTGTAATATATTAGTCTCTAATGTTTATATACCTTTATGAATTATAACCATATAAAAACAATAATATTCAAATATATATTATGACATTTTTTACCAACAATTCACGTAGTAATTTTGAATTTGAATTTGATTTTAATTCTTATTCTAAATTTGAAACTAAATTTGCCAATTATAATCAAGCTATTGTTGGATTAATTAGCTATCTTGAAAAAGACATGACTTATTATCATGATGAATATAATATTAATGTTGATGATAACTGTAATATAGATGAAAATAACAAATATTACATTGATGTACCTATTAATAATGTTGCAGACTTGCTAACAAATTTTATTATAGATAATGATGATATTGAATATTATTTAATGATACAAGATAATAAAGTAGATTTTGATAATAAATTTATTTTATTATTATTGTCATGTAGTGATAGTGTACCATTTAAATTAAGATTTATTTTTAAAAATAAACCATTTGATTTTAAATTTAGTTTTGATGCATATTTATGTCAATTTAATCTACGCAGAAATATTAAAAATGCTTCAACTATTAAACTATCTGGTATTAAATATTATTTAGGAATTCCCACAATCGATAATAATAATTAAAAAAATGATTTTTGATTTTTATATTATTTTATATATAAAATGGATGATAAATATTGGAAAGACTTTCAAAACTTAAAACCTGTTGTTTTAACTAATCATAAAAATAAACCTGGTATTTCATCTCAATCTAAAACAAATATTCATCTTGATAATAAAAAAGCAATTGACAATGAAGAATTACCTCAAATTAATAAATATACAACAGAACAACTTACTCAAATTAAAGAGTTGAGAAATTTACATAATCTATCACAAGAACAACTATCTTTAATGATTGGCGGTGGTAGTTTAGGTAAAGATTTCATTAACAGAATTGAAGCTAATAAAATTCAATTTAATCAAAAAACATTTAATACTATTATTAATACACTAAAAAGAATTAAGACTAAGACAGGAGGTGTTTCTCTAAGTTAATCTTTTTTTTATTTCATCAATTTCTCTTTTTAATTCTTTAATTGATTCAACTATTAAACCTGTCATATTTCCATAAGCTAAATTATAATATCCTTCTTTATCAACATTTACAACTTCTGGTAAAACTTCTTTTACCTCTTGTGCTATTAAACCTGTTAATCTATAGTTATCATCATCATTTTTACAACTATTTAAATTATATGTAATTCCATTTAAAGTACATATTTTATCAAGTGCATTTTCTATTTTTTTTATATTCTTCTTCAATCGTAAATCAGAATATGTATATATTGCACCATTTATAAAAACATTAAAATTATTTGTAATTTCTTGATATTCTATAATAAAAGCATCTGTATATATATCATCATTTGTTATAAATAAATTATCATTATATTGAGGTAATAAATTATTAAATTTTGAAATAAAAAAATTACTTTGATTTGCACCCATGCGATAAATATGATTTGAATTATTAAATTTTGTATTATAATTTATATATGCTGACTCAGTACATGAATTTAATGTTATAAAATTATTATTATCTGGAAAATTATTTATTTGAAATAAATTATTATTTACAGGATCAACATTATCTCCATTTATAATTACACCTCCTTTATAATTATTACGATTATAAACACTAGGATTTAATATTACATTTTTAGTACTTAATTTAAAATCAACATTCGATGATACATTCTCTATAATAGATAATACATTATCATATAATGATACACCTTTTCCATTATAAATATCTCCATTTAAATAAATATTATTTGTTTGTATATTTCCAGTTGTTTTTAATGTTCCTGTTTCATCCACATTTAATAATTTGAAATCGTCTAAATATAACTCATAATCATTTGTATAACTATATATATTATGATATCTATTATAAATATTTTGTTGTTTAATTATTGGTATTTTATCACTTATTTTTATCATATTTATTGGTGTATTTATTGGTATTAATGATGTATTACTTGAATAATTATCATATATGTCAAATGTTATTATATTTATTGGTAAATATTTTTTAAGACCAAATAACATTAATTCATATCGCTTTTCAATATAATCAATATATGTGTTTGTTGTTATTGTATAATCTGTTAAAGATGTTTTTAAAAATTTAAATCTATTATTAATTTCAATAACAGGTGTATTATTTTGATTATTTTCAACATTTACATTAATTATATTTGAATATGTATTATAAATACTTATTGGAATTATATTATCGTGTCTTGTTATATTATATTCATATTTATTTAAAATTACATTGACTTGATTTATTGGAAACTGACTATATTTATTATATACTATTAAATTTGAAAAGTTCATTGAATTATATTCAAATGTTAGTAAATTACTACCATAATCACTTGCATCACGTGAAAATTCAGCAATTTTAGTAAGTATATGCACGTTTATTCCTGCTACATAATCAATTGTTGATGTAAATAAATTATTAATTGAAGAAGGAACAATATATCTTAAAACTATACTTGAAATATTATTTAAAATTACTGGAAAATGAGGTGTTAAATCGTAAACTACATTTTTTATTTCATAATTATTATTTATACATGTTATATTTGAATCATAAGTAAGTATTGGTGGTAATAAATTATATGTATATGGCATTGTTGAATTGTCAAATTTAAAATTATTTAATTCTGTATCTATATCCATATAATTTGCATTTATATTCATGAAATTATATGTAATATTTGTAGCAACAACATTCGAATTTATATTTAATAATATATTTTGAACTTCATAATCTTGAATAGTATTTAATAATGTATATTTAACACCAGTATTATCATAATTTATTTTAAAATCTTTTGTTATATCAAAATTGCAAGTTATTATTAAATCTCCAATATTACTATATTGATTTTTTAATACAATTGATGGATTATTCGAAGTACTATTTATATTTAAGGAAATATTTGTAATTATATTATTTGAATTAATATTTAGTAAGTTTGAATCATTATAATTAAAATTAAAATTATTATTTATTATTAAATCCCAATTATTAAAATTGTTATGTTTTATGCCTATTTTTACTGAATTTGTTGAATTATTTGTTAATTTTAATAAATAATTTGGCGTATTATCATTAAGATGTAAAACCGTGTCTTCAATTATACATTTATAATTGTTATTATCATAAAATATTCCACTACCAATATTAATAATGTTTGTATTAGCAGACGTATTAAAACAACTAAAAAATGGAGACTTTGAATTTGGTATTATTTCAAATAATGTATTTTGTATATAACTAGATTCTTCGTCATTTGTTGAAGATCTATTTGTTATATGTGTCAATTTGAATTTTACATTATCAATAATTGCATTATTCATATTAGTTCTTTCAGCTGTATTTATCAAATTTATATCAAGTGTCGTTGATGTTTTTAATGACAATATGGTAGGCGTTGATATATTCATAAATGTTTTTCCCTTGCAATTCAAACTACCTACGCTATTGTCAAATGTATCATTAAATGTATAAAATGGTGAATATTTATTAGCATCATTTATTGAATCAGCCCATCGCGAACTTAGTGAATTATATCCAACTATTAATGTATTTTTTGGATATAATTTAACTAAATTTCCAACAATTATGACATCAGTATTATTTGTATTTACATTATTTTGCTGTATATTTAATTCTTCTTCTTTTATTAAAGCATTCATAGAATAAATTATATTGTAAAAGTCAGTTATATTTAAGGAAACATTCCAAGCAGAGAGCAAAGTATCATTTGTATTTTTTACAGAATCATTTAAAAGTTTTATTAATGATATAGAATTTGATATATTATTATCAATTAGATTATATATTGTATTCGTTAATAAATACCATATATTTGCATATTCATAAGTTTTATTTATAAAAAAAATGTATTTATTTGTGATATTATATATCATATCCGTAAATTCATATTTATTATAATTACTTATAGAAGCAAAATTATTTAATATATTTATATCATTAACTATTTCATTTAAAATATCTAATAAAGTATTTGATAAATTATTATAGTTATTATAAGCCGTATTTAATAATGGATTTACATCTAATAAATAATCATAAATATCCAATAATTTAATATTTTTATAATTAGTATATAAATCAATATTACTTAATGCTATATTATATATATCTGTAATTCCATTTATAATTGTATCGGTATTATATAATACTAATGATACTGGTGTAGTTCTATCATAAGTAATAATTAAATTATTAATATTTGAAGAATAATTACTATTATTACTTGATACAGCTAAATAGGTTGCTTTATCTGTTTTAATATTATTAAAAATAGTTTTAGTATTATTAAAATTTATATCTATATCAGATAATATATTTGTTGATATAGATTGATAACTTGTTCCTATTAATAAATTATTATAAAATGCATTATATCTATTTAATATATTGTCATAAATATTGGATGTAATTATATAATTCATAACAGAAATATTTGAATTATTTGAAGAGTAATTTAATTTAAGTGAATTATTCCATGTAGATACTGACTTAATTTCATTTAATTTGTTTGAACTATATATATAATTATTTGATGATTGATTTAAATTTGTTAATGCAATATTAATAAAATTATTATTATTTATATTAATATTTGATAATGAATTGTAATAATTTGAGGTATTATTATATAGCTTATTAACTAACAATATATTACTGTATCCTGTTTCTAGAATACCTTCAGTATCTTGTGTTGATGGTATTAATGAATATCCATTTTGTATATCTCTATATGTATTCAATGTTAAATTTGATAAATCTCTTGCTAAAATATTATAATTATTTGCAACATTTACATAATTTAACAATATGTCATTTGATATATTAGACAATGTTATATATAATTCTTTCGATTTAAGATAAGTATTTGACGCAGAATTAAAATTATTTGAAGAATTTTGTATTAATAATGATTGTTGCACGTATACATCATTATTTATCATATTTGAATAAATATAATAATCAGCTAAATTTTTAGCATAATTATTATCCATATAACTTTTAATTGTATTTCGATATAATGTATTTACATTTGAATTATTAATATAATAATTAACTTTTGCTGTATAATTAATAATATTATTATGTATATTTGAATTTAAATTACTTATATTACTTGAAGTTGCAAAATTTGATGAAGCATTACTATAATTAATATTTGTTTCGCTATAATATAAGTTTTGTATATTATTTCTCGCATTAGATGATATATTGTAAATATTTGCTGATATATTCAAAGCATTATTTGAAGTTAATACAGTATCCATATAAAATATACCATCATTTCCCATTGAATATATTTTATTTATAATTGTTGTTAATGGATTTGGAGCAAATGTAATATTATTATTATTAAATTTATAATTTCCTGTTATATTGATTGAACCATCTATATTAACATCTCCAATTATTTTAACATTTCCGTTCACATTAACGATATCATTTGTAATTATATTTTCATCATATGTTTTTGAATTATTTATATCAATCAAATATCTTGAATTAAATCTATTATAATATATATTTATACATGATTTAAATGGATTATAACTGTCTTTTATATAACCTATTTGCAATGGTCCTGCAAAATTTGCTTCATTTGCTACGTGTTTTTTATAAATATACCATTTATTCTTATTAACATCATTTGCATTTGTTGGATCATCACAAAATTCTATTCCTGAATATATAGATGTTATATTTGCTCTATAAAAACTAACGACGCTGTTATTAATAGTTGAATTATCATAAACATTATTTTTAATTTGTAATGGTATTGTTATATTACTATCATTATTTGATATACCAATACCAATATGAGCGTTTTCATTCCAAGCATTTAAAGAATTTGAATATTTAAATGTTGCTATTTTCCCATCACCTTCATAATAACCATCATATGAATTTACACCACCAACAATATTTAAATTTTTTCTGTTGTTTGTATTTAAATACTGATTAACACCAACATTCAAACTATCTATATTTATTGAATTGTCAGAATAAATAATAGGTAATTTACATTTATAAGTATTGCTATTTTGTTCTATATAATAATCATTTGCAAGTATTTCACCTTTTACATGTAATGTTTTTAAAGGATTTATTATATTAATACCAATTTTATTATTTTCCATAATTGCTAAATTTGGTGTTAATTTTTTAATATCTGTTTTGTTTTTACCAGCATAAAAATAAATATTATTCCAAGAAGAACCTGATTGTGTTAATATTATTAAACTATTATCAGTTTGTGTATTTAAAGGGTTTAAATCATTATGTCCTATATAAGCTTTTGATGTTGATGTTGCTGATAAATCTTGTAAAAATATTTCAAATTTCTTTATATTTATATTACCAGGTTGTTTATAAATATTAAAAATGTTATTATTGTATACCATATCAACATTTTGAACCTTAACACCAACTCCTAATATTCCTGTTAAATTTAAATTATTTAATACACCATTTGATGATGCAATAGTACTTAATGTATTTGGATTATTATTTATTAAATTACCTTCATAATATAAATTACCTGCTATATTTAAATTATTAAGTGTCATAACATCAGCATTAATATCATCATTGAATACAACAGTTGATGAAAAATTAACAGGACGATTAAAATCACAAGTTGATCCGTTATTTGTTCCTGCTACTTCAAAATTTTCTAAAATCTTTAAATCATTTGTTATTAAATTACTTGTTTTTAAATTATCTGTTATATCAGTATCTCCATAAACATTTAATTTATATTTTGATGAAACATCTCCAATTTGTATATTTGAATTGAAATAAAATTCATCTTTATTAAAATTTCCTCCAATTATTTGGTTAGCTTTTACTGATAATCCTTCTTGTCTAACATAAATACTATCTAAATTTTTATTAGTTTTTGACATATAGTCATACATAATAATCTTATCAGCATAAAAAACACCATTTACATATAATTGAGGATAACTTGATGTATTTGTTGTAGTTATATTCCTTAATCCATCATATAAATAGTTTGTATAATTTATTTGCGAATTTATTTTATCCAAATTTATTAAAACGCTATTATTCGTATCTATTGCTAATTGTGGATAATTAGATGTATATGTAGGATGTTGTGTTTTATTTATAAGATCACCAGTTTGACTTTTATATAATAAATCAATATTTGAATTATTTTTACTTATATTAAAATGCAATGGCATATTTATTGATGTTAATATATGTGCTGGCGAATTTGACGCATTTCCAATAATTCCCATCGATAATTGTGATGGTGCATAATTTATAACTTCATTATTGCCTATTACAAATTGGATATTTGAAACATTTCCATTACAATTTTTAGAAATTTTTAAAGCGTTTTTATTATTATTTGCATCATTTATTGTACCTAATGTAACATTGAAGTTTGTATAAATATTGAACTGTCTGTAATCTCTTATTTGATAAAATAATGCGTTTGCTGAAATCTCATTAATTATTTCTGTTAATGTAGATTTTTCGCTCATAGCTGTTGATATTGTTATATTACTCGCATTAATTGAGCCCGTACACATGATATTACCATTTACAACAAACATTGATTCATTATTATTATTAAGATCTGTTCTTGATATATTAACACCTGTATTATTATCTGTAACAACCAATTTATATATGTGATTTAAATTATTTGAATCATTTATAGTTGATTGAGGAATAGTTTCTGCAACTGCTAAACGAGTATTAATGAAATCATTCTTAATAAAATCTAAATTATAAATATTTTCTAATCCAATACCTATTGAATCTATTTGTATTCTGTTATAATCCATTTATATTTATATATAAATAATTTTTAATAACTGTTTATATATTATGAATAATAATAAAAAATTTTTTATTATATTTATTTGTTTAATGTTTATTGAAATATATGTATATATTCCATTAAGAATAAAAAAAAATTTTACTAGAACGTTTGAACTATTGCCTCAATCTCATTCTTCTTCTTGAAGCATTTGTAATATTACCTTCTTAATTACACGCAATTGTTTATTAACTTCCTCGTTATCATATATTTCATCTTCTGTCGCATTATATAAATACAATAAAACATGTGATAAAAATTTCTTTAGTGCAAGATCATCTTCTGATGAATCCTGTGGTTCTAAATATTGAAACATTTCTTTTTCATTTTCTGACACACTTGAACGATTTGTTATAAAATGATCCTTTGTTTGTTTATATATTTTTTTATAAGATGTTGGGTTTGTTCTTTGTGTTGCGCTTCTTCTAGTACCCGTACTCATTGCAATTACTATTTCTCTATTATAATAATTTAAAAAAATTAATCTGTTATATCTAGTTGACCGTAATATATTAATGCTTCTTTGCTAACATTATTTTCCGCATCTTTTTTCGAAAATCCAGTTGCAGTTGCAATTGTATCATTTGAACGATTTTTCACAGAATAATTAAATATTTTTACACTATCTTTTGTAATTATTCCTAATTCACAATACTTAGGCGTATCTTGAATAGAATGTTGCATATACGATACAAGCATATCCTTGTAATTCGTTTTTTTCAATATTAATTCACTAAAATCAATATAATTTTCAATAATTGTTATAATCCATTTTTCCGCAATATAATATCCAGCACCTGTTAATGCTGTTAATTTAATTTTATCTGGCATTTTTACTTGATCTTCATGATTTTGAAAATCTGTGAAAATAGCTCCAATAAATGCCTCAAATATATCTTCCATAATTTTATAATTATTTCTACCATTTGATTCTTCAACTTGTTTTGATATTATTGCAAATTTATTAAACCCAATTTCATTTGATAAAAATCCTAGCATTTTACCATTAACAATACGTGTTCTAATTTTTGATAGAAATCCTTCGTTTTGATCTGGAAAACGAAAATAAAGATAATTTGCTACAACCATATTCAATATGGCATCTCCTAAAAATTCTAATCTTTCATAAGACATATCTTGTAATGGTATACAATCAGAAGGACAATTTGTATTTCCACTTGCAAAATCTGCATTTTTCATAGTACAATATGATTTATGAATAAACGCAGTACGATATAAATTTAGATTGTTATACTTAATATCTTCTAAACCATTTTTATTAAAGAAATTACTCAAATCATCACTCATTAATAAAACATTATTATTATTATATGGTAGTTCATCTGATTGAATAACTTTTGTCTTATTATGGATACTCTCTATTTTCTTCATTTTATATAATAAATATCATTAATCAATATATCAATTTTTTTAAGAATTTACAAGACAAAAACAAAAATTAAATAGGTCCAACTGGTTCAATTAAATCCATATTTTTAATACTTATATGCCATGCAAAATCTCTATAATAAATATAAATAATAATATTATCATATATGATTGAATTTTTCCCATAATTATCCGCATTTAATTCATCTTTAATTATTTTTAAAAGATTGAATTGTTTATTACTAGGAACAGACATTTTTACTTGACTATTATTATCTGTCATGTAATTCTTAACGAGTTTAAGAATATCATCAATATCACTCAGCTTCATTTGTGTGTATTTTTAAATATTTATTTAAAAATCATTTTTTATTTACTATAAAAGCATGTAATATATGCAAAAAATTATTAATAATATAAATAATATAAAAAGTACTGTGACAAAACCACCTGCTCCACCACCTCTTCCACCACGCCAGCCACCTCCGCCACCCATTCCATATCGCATTTAATATTTAATAATATATTTATTTTTATTTTTCTTTGATAACCATAATTCAATTATAATTGACATTTTTTCTTTTGGACTTAATTCTTTGTCGCTTATATTATAATTTTTTAACATTATTATTTTTTATTAATTACAGCTAATATCATTTTTTATAATGGCATATTGATACATATTATTTTGTTTTTTAGTTAAAACTATTCTTATTTTTTTATTTATAATTATTTCAACTTTCTTATTAATATAATAACTATCATATTTATTTTTCCATATTTCTAATCTTTCTATTAATGATTTTAATGATTTATTAGAAATATGGATATTCAAATTATTAAATATTCCATATTTCCAATATAACGTACTTAAATTAACAGATTTAATATTCTCAGTGTCTTCTAATTTAAAGTTTTCAATTGTTTTTTCTAATACTAAATTATAATTTTTCAATATATCACTCAAATTAAATAATCCTTCTATTATTCTTTTATCCCATTTTTCTAATACAGGAACTACTTCTGCTCTTATTTTACCTCGTTGACACCATAAAGGCGTGCTATTTTTTAAATATGGTAAATTGTGAAAATTTGCAAACTTATATATTTCTTCTTTACTTGTATTAATCAATGGTCTTATAAATATAATATTATCTATTTTTGATTTATATTCAAATCCTGTTAAATTTTCATATTTATTATTATATGCAATATTTGTCAATATATTTTCAAAACAATCATCTTTATTATGACCTAATATTACAATTGGTTCTTCATTTTTCATTGCTTTTCTATATGAATTAAATCGTACTTTTTTAGTATAACTTTCATAAACATCTCTTAAATCATTCTCCATGCATATTTGTCTTTTAATTTCACTTATTTTACGAACTAATAAAGGTACATTGAAATGCGCACATAAACTAATTAAAAATTTTACTTCTTCTTCAACTTCTTTTCTATTATTATAATTAATATGTACTGCTATAATATTTATATTTTTCATAAATGTTAAATTATATAAACATACAACAGAATCAACACCTCCTGATAAACTTATTATAACTGTTTTATAATTAATATTATCAAAATCTCCAATTTTATTATTTTTTTCAAGAGAAATTGGTAAAGATGGATTATTATCTAATATTTCTCTATCAAAATCTTTTGGATAATTATATTCATCTAATTCTTCTTCAAAATTAGCACGTGTAAATGTTGCTTTTATAAAAGTCTTTGGTATTGGTGTAATTTTCCAACATTCATTCATAACAAATAATAAGTTTTCTCTAATATTTGAATGTCTATATACTAACATATAAAACATCCAATCTGTAAAATTTATTTTTTCAATAAATAAACTATTCTTATATTTGTCAGCTATATCTAATGCTTTTCTATTAAAATAAGTCAAAATATGTCTATTATATTCTTTTCTATAATAATGACGTGTTAGTTGATCGTATATTAATATACCTAATATCGGTTTTACATGAATATCATGCGAATATTCATCAATTAAATGACCGTAAGTTTTAGACAAATATTCATCATTTTCATCATTTTGACAAAACCAATATTTACTTCTTGAAATCCAATCAGTATAAAATATTTCCATTTTTTAAGAACATATTTTATAATATAAAAATCAATTTTTATAATTAACTTCCGTAATATTCATCAGCCAGTCCGTATTTAATTGCTTCTTCTGAATTCCATTCAATATCTTTTTTCAAAATTTTATTTAATTTATTTTCAGTTAATGAAGTTTTTTCAATATAAATATTTGTTAAATGCTCTTGTACTTTCTTAAAATTAAAAAATTCATCTTCTAAATAAGACATTTTACCCCAAACACCAGATCTTAATTCATGAATTAAAATATACGCATTTTTTCCAATATATCTTTTATTTCCACATACACTAATCAATGTACCTGCAGATGCTACATAACCATCTACTACTGTATAAATTGGAATTGTCAGAGAATTCATACAATCTATAATACTAAATGCAGCATGAATTACACCACCATTTGTTGTAAGATGTAAATAAATTGGCTGAGGTTCAATATTCAAATTTAATGAATCTTTTTTAATTTTTAATTCCAATCCTCTTAATGCCATATTTAAATTAAAAGCAGTCGTATGATCGATATCTTTATTAAAGTAAATATGATTTGCCATAATATTAATACCACTAATTACAGGAGTTCTTGCAATAATAATATTTGGTTTTTTAGAGTCATCATCGTCTTCTTCATCATCTTCGTCTTCGCAAACTGCTTTTCTTTTTTTATTTAACACACAACCCCAATTATATTTTTTACTCATTTTAGCTAATAATATTATTTAATCTTTATATTAAAAAAAAATGATAATTTATTTTTTAAATATTTATTATCATAATGGGTGGTGGCGAAAGTAAATATGTTGCTAATCAAGAAAAATTTGTTAAAAAAAATTATGAAGAATTTAAAAGTAAATTACCAAAACATTATTATCGTCAACAAATTGAAGGTAAATTAAGACAACTTTATGCAAATAGTGATAGTATTAAAGACAATAAACGCTCTTATATTAACGAATATGATTGGAAAAGTGCAAAAGTTGATGCAAAAATTGTTTATCCAGAATATACACATTATTAATTAAATGTATATAAATATAATCTTATTTATTTATCTAAAAAATGTATAGTAAGTTGAACTTATTTATAACTGGTGGTTGTGGTTTTATTGGTTCTAATTTTTGTAATTATATTGCTGATAAAGTAAATAAATTAGTAATTATTGATAAATTAGATTATATTTGCAATGAAAAAAATATTAATAATATTATTAAAAGAAAAAATGTTATTTTCATTAAAGATGATCTTGTTAAACATAATTTTCAAGAAACTTTTGAAAAACATGATATTAATTATGTAATTCATTTTGCAGCACAAACACATGTAGATAATTCATACGAACACTTTAAAGAATTTATTAATGATAATATTATGGCTACATATAAATTATTTGATGCTATTCATAAATTTCCTAAACTAATTAAAACAATTCATTTTTCAACAGACGAGATTTATGGTTCATATGAAAACGATTCATATTTTACTGAAAATTCTAATTTTAATCCAACTAATCCATATTCATCAACAAAAGCATCTTGTGAAATGATTATTAATACTTATAAATATACATACAAATTGCCTATCATTATTACGCGTTGTAATAATGTATATGGTAAATTTCAATATTTTGAAAAAGTTATTCCTTTATTTATTTATAAAGCTCTTAATGACGATGAATTAACAATTCATAAAGACGGTCAATATATTCGTGATTTTATTCATGTAGACGACGTTATTCATGCTCTTTTAACAATCATGGAAAAAGGTACATTTGGAGAAATTTATAATATTGGAAATGATAATCCTATTAAAATTATTGAATTGGCTAATATGATTATTAGTAAAGTAGGTAAAGGTAGAATAACATTTATTAAAGATAGAGCTTTTAATGATTTCCGTTATCCTCTTGATGTATCAAAATTAAAAAGTTTAGGATGGACTAATACAGTTGATTTTAGTGATGGTTTGCTTGAAGTTATTAATTGGATTACAGAAAATAAAAATTATTTTAATGAAATAAAAGGAAAAACATTTAATGATAATCGAGGTAAATTACAATTTATTCCAATGCCATTAGAACATATTAAACAACAATTAGTTTCAACGAGTAAGAAAAATGTTGTTAGAGGAATTCATGTTTCTCCTTATGCAAAACATATAATTTGTCTTAAAGGGTCCTTTATTGATTATGTAATTAATTTTGAAACTTTAACATATCAAAAATATTATATTTCAAGTGATAATTTAAACAAAATATACATTCCTGCTAACCACGGACATATGTTTATTTCATTAGAAGATGATAGCACTATTTTATATCAAATTGAAGGTATATATAATACTGTTAATGAAAAAAATTATAATTATTTATGTCCTTATCTAAATCTTGATATACCATTCGAAAATGAATATATTTTAAGCGAACAAGATATAAAAGCTGATTTTTATAAACCAGTTGATTATATTTTGTTAGGTTCTTCTGGATTTTTAGGAAGTAAAATTGAAGAAGAACTTAAAAAACAAAATAAAAATTATATTAATATTACTACAAGACTTGATAATATTGAATTACTAAAAAAACAATTTGAATTTTATAAACCTAAATATGTTATTTGTGCTGCAGGAATTAGCGGTAAAAATTCTTCTGATTGGTGTGATAATAATAAAATTGAAACTATAAATACTAATTTAACATATCAACTTACATTAGCAAATTTATGTAAAAAACTTAATATTCATTTAACAATTTTAATGTCAGCAAATATTTTTTCTTATAATAAAGATAAACTTTTTAATGAAAATGATGAACCAAATAATATTTCCAATTATTATTATAATTGTAGAATTTTATTAGAGAAATGTTTAAGTTGTTATGATAATATTTTATTATTAAGAATATCTTATCCCATAAGTTTTGATAATAATCCAAAATGTTTCTTAAGTAAATTAAAATCTCGTTTAGATAATATTGATAACGTTAAAATTAATATCACTGTTATTCCTGAATTATTTAAATATATTCCTTTACTAATTGAAAAAAATACAACAGGACCTCTTAATTTTGTTAATAAAGGTTCAATTTATTTACACGAAATATTAACATTAACAAATATTGATAATTACAAAAAAACATATGATGATTCAAGACAATTTGGACTATTAGATACTTCTAAACTTGAAGAATTAATTGAAACAAAATTAAAATTTATTGATGATGCGATTATTGATGGAACTATTTGAAAATAAAATTCAAACTATATGAATTCATATATATTGATGCTTTATTTTTTATCAATGGTTGTATATATTTTTTATTTCTAGAATCAATTATAATTGGGTTATAAGCAATTTGTCTTTTAATATATAATTCAGTCTCTTTTTTCTTTTTATCTTTATTATCCAATAATCCAATTATAGAATAATATTCCAATTTTTTAATATCATAATAAGTTTTTCTACTCATTTGAAAAAAACTATATTTTTATAATCATTTTTTTATTATAAATATATAGAGATATAAAAATGGGAGTAGGTCAAAGTAATCAAAGACAAAATCGTCAACAATACGATAATTATCAACAACAATATTATGATAATCAAAATACTAATAGATTTCAATATGTAGATAGTGATAAGCAACAAACAGTTAGTCGTTCACAAAGAGATATTTCAGATAATAATGAAGATGTAGCGGATGATATTGTTAATAGCAAAGATTACTTTTATTATATAGTTGCATTAAAAGATAAAAATGATAAACCAATACCAGGATATGATTTAATGATTGCTGTTGATAGAGATCATAAAATACAATTAACAAAAGTTATGTCAAAAGAAGATTATAAAGTAATGACTGATAATAAGAATTTTAAATCTGCCGCAAAAGCAGCAGCTAAAAAAAGAGGAGGTAATTTTAATCGTAATAATGGTTTTAATAATCGCAATACCAATCAATATAATTGTCCTCCATGTAATTGTAATATGCAACAACAACAAATTCAATATCAAGATGATTCAACATTCGGTCAATCAGCAATGACCGGTTTTGGTTTAGGTGTTGGTTTTATTGGTGCAGCAGTTGTCGCAAGTTTATTATTACCAAGTTTTAATTATATTGGTTATGGATATTACGATCATTTTGGTGGGTATGGTAATTACACTGAAATAAATAATGTAACAAATATTTATGAAGATAATGATGTTAATATACAAGATAATGATGTTATAGGTGATAATAATGATGTAGAAAATGATATGGGAAATGTTGAAAATGATGGTAATATGGGTGATTATGGCGACGGAGGATTTGAAGGAGGTAAAAGAGGAATAAAAGGAAAAGGTAAAAAAGGAATAAAACAAGTTCCTGTTAAGAAAAATATTAAGAAAGTACAAGTAAAAAGAAAGTAATTAAACTTTAAATTTAAAATAATTTTGAATATTAATTCGATTGCCTTTAATAAAAACGACATCATATTCGTTCCAAAAAACATTATAAGATGGTTGAAACGTTAAATCATCAAGCACTTGTTTATTCATAATTGGAAATCTAAAATCAATATTTTTATAATAAGGCAAAAGAGATCCAATATTCCAATTATTATTTAATATTAACTGAGACATCGCTATTTCTTTTTTTAATATTACTTCCATATGTTCGTTTATATAATTTGTAATACTAAATATTCCTTTTTCTATTAAGAATTCAACCGTTTCTTTATTCATTGCAAAAATATATGATTGAACGTGAAATACTAAATTATTATTAAATAATTGTTTATTATCTATACATGAATTTATTGTACTTCCAAATAATTTAATGTTATCTTTTAAATTACTTGTATAAATATCAGTCCATTTGCCTGTATAATAATTTGGCACAAATGGACCCAATACTGTTGAATTTACAAATATAAATTTTTCATAGTTTTTGCAAAAATCGTCTTTCATTAATCCTTCACTCCAACCTCCAAAATCATATCCATCATTATTTCTAAATACTTTATATACATAATTAGGACAACTATAATCTATTTTTTTATTATTACATATAATCATAAAATCTGTATCTGCATCTTTAAATATAGCATTATTAATAAAATATTTTACTCTTTCATTATACTCATGAAATACATATAAAACTAATGTTTTGTTTGACATTAATTATTTTGTTATAACAATTTCTTAAATCATTTGTTTTTTTAAATTAAAATAAAAAAATATTAATAATTAATGGCTGCAAATTGGACTATTTTTAACACTACATCTGGTTATATAGGTATTGGTACTACTCCAAATACTATTAATAATATAAATATTTATAGTGATGATCGTAATAATTCCAATCAATTATTAATTGCTTCGATGTCTAATTTAGCAAATAT